CTTTTCGGCATATCACCATCTAATAAAACTAGCAGGGGATGAGAGAATCGAACTCGATTGACCAATCCTGTATTCCGCTTGTTTTCTAGCTTTACGCCTTTAGCCTTTGATTACTTTGATTACTTTGTAACCAAAATCAGAAATTGATAGCCTTACTGACTTGCTCAATTTTGGATTTACTTGTCTTATTGCTGTATATGTAATACTTTCTTGTTGTCTCGATATTGCTATGCCCTAGCATTTCACATATTACAGAATCATTTGCTGCGTTATCATAAAGCGTTGTGCCATAAGCACGCCTTATCTTGTGCGCTGAACGATAATTAATATTTAAAGCTTTACAAACCCTCTCTAGTTTGCGATTAAATGCCTTGCTCTTAATCCGTTCGCCCTTTTCCATAAACATGTATTCTCCAAATGGATTTAGTCTGCGAATGGCTTTAACAGTTCTAAGTGCTTTATCTGTAATTATTACATCTCTTATGCCTGCGTCGGATTTTGGATAATCGCTAACAGGTTCAACCCACTTTCCATTTTCATTTTTAATTTTTATTTCTGTCCTTGACACAGAAATAAAATTCTTTACAGTTCCGTCTTTTAGTTTTGTACTGCGAACATCTGAAAATTTAAGCGAAGCCAGCTCTCCGGCTCTTAGTCCTGTCTCAAACATAAGTAGAAGTCCCAGACTTCTGATATCGTATCTTTGCCACAAGTATTCAGTAATCACAGGGATTTCATCTTCAAAATAAATCTCATCCCCCATATCTTTCACTTTCTTGGTAAATGACCGACGAGATAAATCTAAGTCTCCCATAAACTGTGTGATACTGATATTTGTATAGCCCTTTTTCTTGGCATACTTAAAAATGCCGTTGACAAGAATGCGCATATCAGAATACGCTTTCTGCGAGAGACTACATTCAGCAATGATTGTTTTGATGAATTTTTCCAATTCATCAGTTGTGATGTACTTAATTTTCTTGTCTGCCACCGGGTATGCTTCGCAATCAAAAAACCTAGTAAAATTATTAGTATACTTATCGTATGACTGCTTCTTGATTTCGTGATAATCAAGTTTACAGTCAATCCATTCCTGAAAAACATTCCTGATCAGCGGTTCATTCTCTAATTTCTTGTAATGTTCCACTATTCCGTCATTAAGTGAATCTAATGTTGACCGCTTCAATAACTTTCTCCCATTTGAAGCAGTTTCACTTGGCAGATATGTATACCACTTACTATCTTTTCCTTGCCATATCTCGTAGGCATGTTCTTTTAAATATTTTTTCCTTTCGTTCATTTCGATTCTTTTTTGGATATCATCACGAGAGATAATATCATTCTCTAGTACATAATTCAACAATTCCTTGTCTGTTAGTTCCACTCATTTACCACCCTCTCAATCTTATTCTTAATATTCTTCACCCGTCTTTCTAATGTTCTTGTAGACATTGACAATCTGTGCGCTATCTCCTTTTGTGCAAAATTCCGAGAAAGAAGCGTAAATATTCTCACTTCTTCCTCGGTAAAATTGGCATTTTCAATTATTTTTTCAAGTTCTGGCTTTGTAAAATCTGAAAATTTCATAAAGCCATTCTCCTTAATATTTAATTTTAATTTTCGTTTCTTCTTCCAACTGTTCAATAAGCTCTTTTGAATCTATAAGCCCTGCATTGAAATCTTCATTAAATTTATTGATTTCGTCAATAAGGCGCTCTAGTCGCTTATTACCGAATCCAAACTTGTCATGCAGCACCCATAGTAGAATTGTCAAGGCGTTACCAAACATTTCTTTATTTTCTTTATTCTTCTGCCTGTTTAATTGAACTCTCATCATTTGCTGTTGAAATCTTCGTTGTTCTGACTTGCTCATTTTTCATCCTCGCTTCCTTGCTTTTCTTTGCATAAACTAAAGACTTAATGTAATGCTCTTTGCATAATTTTGAATGATTATAAACCGGCTCACCGCAAAACCAGCATTTGCCATTCATTACCCATTCGCGTTTAATATCAAGTTTGTAATTTTTCTTGGCATCCCTTATTCTTTTTTTGATTTTCTGCTTATTGCGGCACTTGGCACATGTTTTAAAATTCTCGTCACTTTTAACCTTGCCACAATATGCACACAAACCGTTAGCAGCTCTTTTTTCACGTATTTTTTTCTGCTCGATTCTATCTTTTTCTTTAAACTTTTCGGGATTCAAATTATAACGTGTCATTCTTTTTGCGTATCTCTTGGCTGAGCATTCAATGCATTCTTTTTCGTCGCCAGATAAATTGTTTTTACGGCATATAGGGCATATTCCATTTTCTTTATACCAACTAATAAGTTCTCGCCTATCTTTGTTTGCTCTGTCGCGGCATTTGCTACATTTAACCCCAGAAATATCAAGTGGTTTTCCACAATTTATGCATAATCCAGCTTCTTTTCGCCTGTAATACATTCTCATTTGCGGACTAATTGGCGTTATTTCCACTAAAATCAACCTCGCATTCTGTTAATTCTATCTTGCACTTCCTTAGGTGCTTCAATATATTCTTCTGTGCTTGTATTTTGACCGATAAGGGCATTTTCTTTAATTTGTAATGTATTTATATCTCTTTGGAATTTTTGCTCGATTTGAGCCTTATACGAATTTGCATTCGTCTTTTCGATAAGTGATTTGATATTGTCCGGCATACGATTTATTTCATTCGCACGCTTAACAACTACTTCATAGGTTCTTAGAAAATTTGATTGTATTACTGTTTCTATTGTCTGATAGTCTGATGTAGCCCAGTTTTTGAGGTTGTCAGGCATCCCAACTGCTTGTCTGACTAACGGCGGTAGTTTATTAAATTCTTCAACTGCCCCATAAGTACCATTTCTCAAAGCTTTACTAACCAATCCCCACGCCGTCATTCCGTCAAGTTCTTGCGGTTGCGATACAAGTTGTATCTTAGCAACTATTTCTCCTACGCTTGGCGCAAATCCGCTTGTATCAGATGTAGCATACGCTTTTAAAGCTATCGACACTTGATTGTAACTGTATTCGTCTAACATCATCTGCCACACATCTACTGTCTCTGATAGGTTGTTAGGCTTGTAGTTTGGGTAGCAATCGGACATAATGCGGATAATTTTAACTGTTTCTTCTCTTGTCATTACTACCCCCTTTCAATTGATTAGAAATAGTATCTAATTTATCACATATAATAGCACTGTTGACTGCTATTGTTCTTAAAAGTGATTCAACCGTTCCGTTGTGCGGATAATCGTATCTGAAATTAATTTCATTAAGTGTATCATCTAATCTACTCATTCTTACCACCTGCCTCTGATTCATACAAAATTTTGATGCCATCTGCATCTACATTTGAGCTTTTATTTGCTATGCTTCTAAAAATATCCACATAATCATAGTCACTTAAATTTATAGGGCAATTATCTAATATATTTAATATATCTTCAATAACCGCTCTTTCACTATCATTAACTGTGATTTCGTAAATTGCATCTGAATACATAATTTTTCTCCTTTACACTTTACTCCAATCAATTCCATTGCCAAATCCTTGTCTATCTTGCTTGCTGTCACTTTTTAACTCAAACAATCCTTGCCAGCAATGGTCTACTGATTGATTAAGAATTTTAACAGCTAAGTCATTATCTTCACCAGACAACTTTTCAAGAGCATTCATAGCCCTATGCAATGCCTTGTCGGTGCATATAGGCTTCTTAATTCTCTTACGCATTGTCACATATTCGTTAAATGCTTCATCAAGCAATTCATCATTGGGATAATAACTTTTCTTTTTGGATATTACGTTAGTAATATCTTTTTCTATATTCTTGTCTTTTTTAATTTCTTCCGTTCTTTCATTCTTACTTTCTTTTAATATAGAGTTTGTTAATAGAATGTTATCTGTTTGTTGATTGTTTGTTAAGTTGCTTGTTATTTGTTTGTTATCTTGCTTGTTATCCGTTTGATACAAATTGTAGTTAACCACAGTAAATATCGTGAATTTGTTTGTTGCTTTGCTTGTTATTTCGCCTGTTAATTGCAAGTGTTTTAGCGAGGTACGAATTTCCATTACAGACAAATTAGTTTCTTTTGATAATTCAGATATTGAAGAGGGGAAAGACCCTCTTTCAATTATCTTGCCTTTATAATTTCCGTTTTTCCAATAGGCACTTATCAACATATACATAAAAAGTCTGAATGTATTAATATCGCTCCACCATTCCCACTTTAAAATCTTTCTGTCAATTTTAATAAAATTGCCTGCCATAATTACCTCTTCAAGTTCTGTCACATTGTTACTTTACTAAATCGTTGATATTAACCCTGAATCCGTCAAATTCCTTGCCTTTGCTTCTGTTGTAAGTGGCTGTATCAAAGAACATCAAGTTGCCCTCTCTGTCTGTTGCCATACTCACACCATTCCTTACAAGACTACCTTTTAGCAAGTCAAGGACTATTTGTATTTCCTGTTTTGTATTGTCTGTCATTATTTACCTCTCCATATTTCTTCATCAAGAATATATTGCCTGATAAATCTATCTGCGTACTGTGGATGTATCATTGACCTTGCCGTTTTTCTGTCTATGCCTAAGGGGTTTTTATTTGTCATATATTGTATTGGTTGCATACTTTCTACTTGTTCCAACGGCTCAAAAACAAGATTGTTTTTAGGATTTAATCCAATAAACCAATACTGAGTGGGCTTCTTGTAATAATCCCCATTCTGTGTCCTATCCCTGTCAATTACACTTGGCTTCAAGCACCAGAAGTTTGTAAGGTAATGTAATCCACTTGTATTCAATGGATTTTCAATTACAATTTGCAAATGACTTCGCTGACAAATTATCACTAATTTATTCAGCTTTTCATAAAACAAATCAAGTTCCTTATGCCGTTTCATTGCCAATTCACATTTTTGCTCAATAGTGTAATTCCTGTACTGATAAGCTGTGCAAGCCAGATGTCTTAACCCCTGGTCTGAAAAATAAGTGCAAGGGAAAAAAGCAAATATCAAATCATCAGGGCCTATCTTATCAAACAAACTCGGCTCACCTTGATACCCCCCCCTCAATCTCTTTAAAAAGGTCAGTAACATAATCTGTTTCGCCAAATTCATTCTGAATATCATAATCATAGGCTTCAATCCCATACTTCTTGAAAGCATTCTTGAATGTACCGGACTGTTCAAATAAACAATGTACTGTCATTTCAAATCACCAAAAGGAAACCTCGGTTTTATGTCCGGACAACCTATTCCTTTCTTAGATTTTTCTTAGTTTTTAAAAACTTCTTTCATTGCATTAGCCATATCACAGACGCCCTTGGTATAGTTAAATGCACCTATTATATATCTGTCTGAATTTTCTTCATCAACAACGCTTGTTGTGGCAATGGCAAAGTTGATTAGCCTTAATGCATTGTGATTTATTGTGTTTTCGTCAATCTTCATTCTCCAACTCCTTTCATTTCAAAACTCTCGCAAGGAACATCAAGTAAGCAACCGCACCTCTCAATTTCTGTTGTTCCCCAATATGTCTTGTATCTGTAAGAGTTTGCGCATTTAAAGCAGAAATCCTTGCCGTTGTTCAGCTTGCAACTTGTCTTTTTATCCTCTAGCTTTTTTCCAAGGCTTTCATTTGTTCTTTTGAGTTCTTCTACCCTTTCCTGTAATTTCTCAAAATCGTCAATGAGCTTGTCGTATTTCTTCTTACTTAAAATCTTCATTCTACTTCGTTCCTTTCAGCTTTTTTGCCAGCATTTTAAGTTCTAAATCATCACAATTTACTTTCATATATCGTGAATCTCTTCGCTTTTTAAGTTCTTCAATGCAATCATCAACAGCCTTGTTATAAGCCTTTCTCTCATATTCTTCCACATTCTCAAATGTTGTACAGTCTGCGTAAAATTTTTCTTTTGGGTCTATTTCGGCAGAATGCCCAACATTGCATTTGTGTTTTTTGAAATTGTAGTAAATACAATCTCCACAACAAGTAATCACTTTTCCACTAGTCATTATCTCCACCCACTTTCAATAAATCCATAAACTTCTCATACTGCTTCTGCGACACCTTATTATTAGCCTTATCCGCTCTCAATTCGATTTTAAGGTGCTTTTCCGCTATATTGGATAATTCCCTTGCAAGGTTCTTTCTGCCCTGCTGTATGCCCTGTAAATAGCCTTTAGGTGCTTTCCTTTCGCCTATTGAACCGCTATCACGATTTCCACCCTGTCCGCCAATGCTAACATTCCTAAGCTGATAACCATTATCGGCATATAGCTTGATGTAATACTTCTCTTTCTCGTCAAGCTGGCTTTCGGGAAAATTCAGAAATTCTACTCTCCAGCCATACGGATTATCCTCTGAATATAGCTTATGTTTGCGTATGCTAAGGTCTATATGCTGTTCGTAGCCTACAAGGTGGCTTGCCAACCTCTGCAACACCGACTTAGCCTGTCCGACATAAGCAAACTTAAAGCCGTTTTCATCTTCTCGGAGTAGGAAGTATATACCGCTTTTGTCATTTAACTTTGGATTCAGCTTCAACAGTCGTTTTTTATTTTCCTGTTCTATTGCCTTGGCTCTTGCTATGTTCTGATAATTCAAGAATTGCCACCTGCCTTTATTTCAAACGGATTCACAAAATTATCAATAAGTTTAGCTCCCATACTAAAAGCTGTTGGTTGTTCATCCCTGTCTAAATCTAATTTTTGACCACAGCTCGGGCAGTAATCATATCCATCACCCTCATATGTCGGTTTCTTAGCTATCTGCTTTTCTCTAGCTTCAATCACACTCTTAAATGTAAAACCTTTCTTTACGCATTCATCTTCAAACTGCATATAGTTTTCAAGGACTTCTGTTGTCATTTTGCGGTCAGATAGCTTCTTGATTGTTTCAAGCGCCTGTATTGCCATTTCGTTAGCCTTGTAATCATCTTCTGTAAACTTGCAGTCGTTGTTCTTGTCTGTAATCTGCATAAACAATCTCATATTTTTCAGTTTTTCTATTGCTTCACTCTCTGTCATACTCACACCTCTTTAATTGAATGGTAATCCCTCGTCAGCTACGCCATCTGGAATAGCCATAAAGCCATCATTACTGCTGTTGCCGCCCATAATTCCATTATTGCCACTCTGCTGATTAGTACGACTTTCGCAAAATTCGTGTCTTTCAACAACACAATCATTGGTGTAAACTTTCTGTCCGTCCTTGTTAGTATAGTTGCCTGTCTGCCATCTACCCTCAACAATAATCTTAGTTCCTTGGTGCAAATACTTCTCTGCAAACTCTCCATTCTTGCCGAATGCAATACAATTAATAAAGTCTGCTGCCTGTTCGCCCTCTTTCTTAAAAGCTTTGTCAACAGCTAATGTGTATCTTGCAACTGCCATACTTCCGTTGTTGGCCTGTGCGTACCTCACGTCAGGATTTCGTACCACTCGTCCACATAAAATTACACGATTCATTACTTTTCCTCACTTTCTTCTACATAATTATCCCAAGCTTCATTAAGCACCTTGGCTCCATCATCGTCATCCGTAACAATAATCGTGTACTCGCCTATCTTAGTCGAGATAAATCCTGCATTGCTATCTTTAAGCATTTTAATTAATGAATCAATTAACCCACTCATCTTTATTCCTCACTTTCTAATAACTCTGGATTGTCAAATATGTTGCCGATAACCTCTACTTCACAACCACTTAATTGTTCAAAATTCATTATTGAACAACCATATTGCTGATATTCAAAACAAGCTTCATCCTGTTTCCACGCAATCACATATTTTTCTTCTGTGAAATCACGACAAACAACAATGTCGTTTTCCCAAATCAGCTTGCCGTTCTTATCTTTTAAGCCTGTGCACTGGCAGATTGTATCTAGGTCTACACTAAATTCATAAAGATAACCATCTTCTATATAAAATATAGAAGAAGCATCATCATAACACAACAATGCTCCCTGCACCCATTCTCCGTTATCAATTCTCTTTGCTTTGAATAAATATCTATCTTTCATCTATTCCACCTGCCTTTACAATCTCGATTGCTCTTTTAACAGGAATGCGATAATTATCACTGTTACCGCTCCCATATAGTTTTACTAAAGAGTCCGTTTTTAATTGTTCCACAACCTTATCCACATCATAGGCGGTTGGCTGTTCATCAATCTTTTGTGCCAACGTATAAAACATATCCTCGCTGTTTCTTTGTGTAAAAAGAATATCCATAAACCATTGTTGTGATAACTCTTCCTTTAACTTGTCTGCATCAGTCAGCTTCATCATTTGCCCTCCTATTCCACTGTTCTATTGCTTCTTTTTCCGTCTTTCTCCATCTTTCCACCATTCCATCGCACATACGACAATGTACTAGCCATTCGTTTTCACTATAATTAAGCATCTCTGCTTCTCCACCGCAAAATGGGCACAGTTTTAATTCTTCACATTCTTCCATACTCTCTCCTATTCTGCTTCTGATTGAAGCCATTCCATACAACTAGCTTCTCCCTCGTATTCTTCACCGAATGTGTTTTTAAATCCGACAAGAAATTCTGCTAACTCTTCATCCGACATATTCCTTATCCTGTCGGCATTGGTCTGTTTGCTATCACATCTGCAACAAGGCTCATTATCTCTTGAATTGCCGTTATGTTTGCAGTTACAGTTATTGTTGCCATCATATGTTTTCTGCTTACTAACTGTCTGCATTACCCACGCTTTTTTAATTAGTCCCATTTCAGATGGGATTTTTGATAATTCATTCCTTAATTTTGACTTACTAATTAAATCACTCATTTTCTCCGCCTCTCAATTCTTTCAGTTTTGCTTCTGCTTCGGCTTTTGTGAGGAATATTTTGTCCTTAAAGTCTTTTAGATAACATCTGAAGCTATATGTAATTCCACTTTCGCAGTCAAAATATAAAAGTCCAGCTTTATCAAATCCCATATATGTGACTTTATAATCTCTTAATCCAAAACAACTATAATTCCATACTGTATCTCCCACCTTGCAAGGCAATTTTACGAGTCTGCCCTGTTCCTCTAAGTCCTCGTATTCGGCAAGTTTTTTCAAAATTGCAGCTATCTTTTCTCCTTGAGTTGTTCTTGATAAACATAACTCACTGGATATGTCGTAAAGTTTCACTCCGTCTTCGATTGTAACTTCTGTTAATCTCTCCATTTCTATTCCTTTCTACCACACAGGGTAATAATTTCCTTAATTGTTCGCTGTACCTCGAAATTTAATATTGAAAGTCTCTATTTGAAATGAAATTCTTGATTTGTTCATTTTCAATGATTACAAATTCCGCTAAGAACTTATCCCAATCTTTTATTGATTTATCAACATAATCATCTGTTTCTTCATCATAAACACTGAACCAAGATTCCACATCATCATCAACAGAAGTATTCTTAAAAACAAAATAAGGATATTCTTTCTCGTCTAAAGCGGATATGTTATCTGCAATTTCGTTAAATCTTTCAATAATATGTTCTCTTTCTAACACTGATAAATTATCCTTATCAGATTTATCATAGCCCTTATTCTGCTCAACAAATTTGCGGATATTGTAAGCAATACAATCTTTGTCTTTTGTAAAGAAAATCTGCTGATTGCTTAATTCCCAGCAAATTCGGTCTGATGTATTTGTGGAATTGTTCATTTTTGTATTTATTTTCTTCCAAACATCTACACCGTGCATTCCAATAACGGATTGAATATATCCCATAACTTTAGGAAGTGTCTTGTCCGAAAGCACGCTCCATACAACAGGACTAAACCACCAAGAATTTTTATACTCACAAAGTATTTCACCTGTATAATCAGCTTTAATTCCATATAATCTACTACAACTCATATAATCTCCTTTCTAAAACGGACACTCACTGGGATTTTTCAAATCCCAACTTTTCCCTGCAACCGCAACATCTACATTCACCCCATTTACGGCATTTTTCATCTTTGTGATAAAACTCTCCTTATCAGCATTTTCGCTTGATAGATGGCACATTATGATATTCTGCAAGCTGTCTGAATAATTTGCCTTAACAAAATCGCAAGCCGTATCAATGGATAAGTGACCTCTAAAAACGTGATTAGCTTTCGGATTGTCGGTATCGACTAAATCCTTGTCATAGTTCACACCTAAGAGAATGTGATTTATGTCCTTAAATTTCCACTTGATAACTTCGCAATCCGTTATGTAAAGCATTCTCCCCATTTCTTTGTGAGTAATCAAAAAGCCATATATCGGGCAAGGCTCACCATTTGCGTTTGTGTGTGTCCATCTGCCGTCTATCGTTGTTAAATCAAAAGGCTTTACTGTAAATCCGCCCATATTCATTGACATATAATCAATCTTCAAATATGGTGCATAAATCGGTATTCCCATAGCCTTAAAATCGTTTACCGACTTGCTATGGTCAAGGTGTTTATGGGTGCATAACACACCCACAACATCTTTGACATTCCAATTTAAGCCTTTCTTAATCTCCTTAATCGGTATTCCGCAATCAAGGATAAGTGTTTCTCCGCTGTCTGCCTGCAACAGATAACAGTTGCCACTACTGCCTGTTGAAATACATTTAAGCTTCATATGCGCTCTCCGTTCTTCGCTTGTCTTTTACACCAACAATCAATATACCTGTTTTCATCTTCGACTTTAGGAACTAAATATTTCCTGTAGCGATTAATTAAAGGCTTCATCTGTTTGTTGTAAACATCCTCGTTAATATAGTTCCATATATCCATATAAATCGTGTTATACTTAATCAGTGGCTTATATTCAAACACATCATCATTCACAATGTTTACTTTGAAATTAAGTGGTAACTGCTTTCCAACAAGTTCAATAACTTCACGATTTTTCTCAACAACTGTTATTTGTTCAACATCTTCTTTATCCTGTATTGCAAGGATAATAAGACCTATCCCAAGACCACCAATAAGAACATTTCCGTGTGCATTGCGAACGAAATCTTCATTTGTTTTCTTTTCCATAGGTGTATCAGACATCACACATTCACATCTGTTTACAAGCCTCACGTATTCTCCAGGAGGTATTCCACATCGGACAGTTGCATAAAAGTCATTATCTGAAATTTTGTAATGTTGGAGTTTGAAATCTCCGACATATCCGTCTTTCAGTATCGAGGACATATCTTTATACATACTCATACTTCCACCTCGTCATCTTTCGGGAACTGGAAAACATTCATTTCACGATATGATTGGTTATATTTAACCAATTCTTCATAAGTTAATGATTTTTCCATATGTTCTGTAGCCCCACTTGCTAAGACTTTGAAAACTTCAAGCCGTTCATACTGTTCTCTTAACATTTCCATAGCCTTTATAGCCTTTTCTTTGCTTGAATACTCTGCTAACTTTGTGCCGTGTGGTGCGGATATGTTGTGGCAATAAATACAAGCATATTCCACATCTTTGCATTTTCCACTTGCTACGCTCAAAGAAAAGAAATTGTAAGGAACATCTATTGTTCCATCTTGACTAATTATTCTCATAAAACTCCTTTCTAACAGCTTTTCTTAAATATCCGCCCTCAATCAATCCTATAACGCATTTAAACTGAAGATGTTTTATAACTTCTATATGCCTTGTCATTCCTTGCCATATAACCCACTCCTGCTCTAATAATTCATCAAGAGTAGTAATTACATCTCCTGCCACAAACATTCGCCTGCTCAACTTGTATTCCCCGTACTTCTTACGCTTATCGCATAATCTACAAGCCTCATTATATGAAGGGTAGTGTCGATTTTTATAAACAAAGCAAAACTCACATTTTCTACATGGATTATTCATAAGCTACTCCTGTAAGAATGGTGGCAACGTGCTGTCTGTTTGTTCTTCTGTTGCTTCTGCGGCAGTATCTTCAACCACAACATCACCAACGACATCACCCTCAACAAAATCTACGCTGTTAGCGTTCTGCTCAATATTGTAATCAACATCAGCCTGCATACGCTCATCATAACTAGGCAACTCTTCCTCATTATCGTAATTTCCGTCATAGAACGAACCATAAGTATTGTTAATCTGCTTTAACAGCCTGTTCTTAACAGTTTTCATAGCCATCTGGTCTGTAAATTTCTGATGCGTGCCGTTTCCATTCTCTTTATAGCCAAATCCCTGTTTCCAAGCCTGTTTAATCTGCTTGATATTCATAACCTCTGTGAGAATGCTTCCGTCATCCATAGTAGCTATTGCGTAAGCACCCTTAACCTTATCGTTGTCGATGTTTTCAAAATCCTGTTTGTGAGTGACAATGTGCTTCCTGCCATTAACAATCTCATACTCAAATGTATCGCCCTCATAGATAACTTCTGCTGTTATGTCTTTAAGTCCGTATCTCCTAGCAATACAAGTGTTGCCATATACGGATTTCTGGCACTGCAACTTACCGCCATAGGCAACCGGATAGCACTGCTTCTTCTGCATTGATAAACCGCTTGTAACCATTTCCACAAGTGCATTTTCGATACTTGCCCTTGTACAGCTCTTTAATACTGGCTGCTTGTTATTATCTACTGTGTCCTGTAAAATCAGCATTGCTGACATAAATTCATTCGTATAATTGTAATCTTTAGGAAATGTAAGCCCGAATTTTTCTTTTTCTCTGACTTTCATTACCATTCCCTCTGTGAAATCCTTAGCGACAAGTTCTCTCTTTTCACTTTCTGCTACTGCTGTTGTTTCTGCCATAATTATTCCTCACTTTCTTCAAAATGCTCTCTTATATCAAGTCCATTATCGTCATACCATTCGCACCACTCCTGCTCTTCTTCGTCAAAATATTCAAGGCCAGATGTATTGCAATAGTCAGGCTTTATCTTATTTTCATACTGAAATAAGTCATAATCCCATAATGTATTAAGGATTTTCCAAGCCTGTTCAATGCTTTCAACTTCAACATAAAAGTTTTTAACCGCTCCTACTTGGCAATTATGCCAAACTCTTAATTTTGTCATATTATCCCTCCACAATCTCTAATTTCTCACTATCATTGACAATCAGCATAATCAACTGGCTATCAACCATATCAGCAACTTTCTTCTGATTAATGCTGTCAAGGCTCTCCGTGTCGTCCAAGATTATAGGCACTGACATACCGCTAATCTTCTGAATTGAGTTGCAAATATCAACTCTGCCAAGAATCCTGTTGCCCTTGTTAGACATTGTTGTAAGAATTGATTTTCCATTAACTGTAGGTATACAAACTGACTTGTAACCGCCAGACTTGTTCAGTTCAAACAACTTCCACTTAACAAGCGAGAAGTGGCTGTTGATACTGTCAGACAATGTTTCATTCTTTGCCTTGTCCAGTTCATCAAGCAAGTCAAGGATTTTCTCGGCATTAGCTTTATTTTGTTCAGAATCAATCCTTGTCTGCTTTAATTCTTCAAGTCTCTGTTCATCTGCTGCCGTATCAGACTTTGCAATCTGGCTTTCACATTCTGCTAACTGCTGCCTTAAATCATTTTCCTGCGCCTTTAATTCAGCCTTGACACTCGAAATGTCATTAGCTTTGTGCATAGCCTGTTCTTTTTCAGCTATCTGCTGTTCAAGTGCCTTGTACTCCTCTGTGGCTGCCACATCAATTTCCTGCGGAAGTTCGGATAACTGCTTTTCAAGGTCTGCAATGGCTGTATTCAGCATTTCAAGACTTTCCTTGTGTTCTGAATATTCTAATTCAAGTGTTCGCAATGTTTCTTTTTCGGTGTCAAGAGTATCTTTTGCTCTGTTTCCCCTATCTGTAATAACCTTTAATTCCATTGCCCTGTGGCTTTCAAAATCAGCTCTTAATTCTTCTTTTTTATCTTCTGGGTATTCCTGCTTGCAATACGAACAAATAAGGCTATTTTCATCAAGTGTCCTGCTGTGTGCAGTTCTATACTGATTTCTTAAATCCTCAATTAGCATTTCATTTCTTTGAATTGTGCCCTTTGTGTTCAATATGTCGTGTTCTGTTTCAGTAATAGTCTTTTCTGTCCGCCTAGCAAAAAACTTCTTATCAGCAATCTTATCCTCAATCTCTCGCCTAGCCTTGATATTGTCCTCATTCGCCTTGCATGATAAATCTCCCTGCTTAAACTTCAAATCAAGGATATCGGCACTAGCCTTGTCATATTCAACCAACAGCTTGTCATTGTCTGTCTGCTTAGCCACACAATCAGCAATCTGCTCTTTAAGGCTGTTTCTAAGCAGTTCAAGGTCAGATGTATCAATATCAGACTTAATCTGAATATCCCTCTCTTTTTCCTTAATCTGTCCGTCAAGAATAGGTAAATCCTTTGTAATTTTAGCCTTTGTAGCTTTATTCATAGCAGACAATTCTTCCGTTGTGTATTTCTCTAACAGCGGTACTAACTCGGCTAATTCAGCTTTCTGTGAAGCTATATCAATGTCTGTAACATCTCCTACAATACCGAATAAGTATTCTCTCATTTCAGCAGGCTTCTGATTAAGAAATGCGTTAATGTTGTTGCACATCTTAAATGCATTCATATCAATGTCAAGATATGCGTTGAAATCCTTTAATGTCTTAGGCACATCATTGATGAAATATCTGTTATCATCCTTGTAGCTGCTGCCATCCTTGCTGTATGTACGTTTCTGAACTTTCTTCATAGTGACTTCTTTTCCGTCAACATCAAGTGTAAGTTCAACTGATACGTCCATATCATCAACAGATACTCCGTCAACTTCTCTTCTGACAACTGGATTATCCTTTAACTCATAATCACAGTTGAATAAGCACCACAAATAAGCTGTGGCTATTGTTGACTTACCGACACCATTCTTGGCAATAATCTTTGTTATGCCGTAAAAATCAAACTCTGCGTGTGCGTAACACATAAAGTTTTCAAGTACTACCCTTTTTAAAGTTGCTCTCATAAACAATATCCTTTCCTTATTATTTAAACATTCATTACAAATACGCCATCTTCAATCTGGAAGTTATCAACTATTATGTCTGCATACTCTGAACTCTTAGCTTCTTCAAACGAACCGTTAAAAACTGTTCCACGCAACGCTGACCATATCTGGCACATCGCATATTCATCAAGAGCCATACTTGCTAACTCTCTAACTGTAATATCGCTACACATCAGCTTCGCCCTCCTCTGCATAATCAATCTTGCTTACCGATACTTCATAAGCAGTTCTTGTTTCAACTTCATTGTCACTTATCTTCTTAGCGTATTCCCTACTCTGGAATCTACCCTGAATCTGGATATGCTCCCCTGTTTCAAGTCCGCCTACAAATCTTGCATTTCTTCCCCATGCTATACATGGTATGTAATCTGACTTGCCATATGGTCTGTTTACCGCCACTAAGATATCTGCAATCTCTCTGCCCTTTGGAGTACATCTGTATATAGGTGGCTTACAGATATAAGCGTCAAGTGTAACCATATTGGTATTATCTTCAAACGGTAATTCTTCTGAATCCTGTGTCAGCGCTTCAAATTCTCTTGCAAAAACCGTTAGAATCAGCTTGCTCTTCATATTGTCAGTATGCTTATTGAAGCTTCTTATCTGTCCTAAAACCGCGACAGCCTGTCCTACCTTGATTTCTCTAATATCAGTAAGTCTATCTGATATCATCACTGGTAACACATCTTCATTGCCACTTGTTCTTAAACACTTGAGCATAAATATGTAGTATCCCTCGCCGAATACTTCATGTGAGTATTCTGCTTCTTTCTCGACTACTCCTATTAATGTGATATTGTTGTTATTAATTGCATTTTCCATTTCTTTCTCTCCTTACTTTAGTATGTAGCTTCCTATTGGTACTTTATCCATTCTTTCAATTAGATGGATTTTGCAGCTGAAAGTATAGAACTTTCTGAAATCCTTTTCCCTTATAGCTCTCTGTCTGTTTCTGTTCAGCTTAATAATTCTTTTTATGTTACTCATTGGCACTCTCCTTGCATCTGTAATACATTGTTGCAATAAATCCTCTTGTTGTGAGGCAGTCATAATTCTTCCATGCTGATAAATCATGGTTAGCTGATTTAATTGCTGTTCTAATTGACCCTTCAACAGCACATCTTGACTTGCCTACTGTACTAGCAATGTTATTGTAAATTTCTTCCATTGTTATAGAAGAATTGAACCGTTTAACAGCTTCGATTATGTAGATGTAACCTCTTTTATTGGATAGAATACCCAAGTTGAGCATTTCTTCTCTTATCCTTGCTTCCATAAACACTCCTTACTTGTAGCAAAAGTACATGTTCTGCACTTTCTTAGATTCCTGCCAGTGTTGCGAATATGTTAATTATCTTTTCTTTCATATTCTTTTATCCTTTTCATTAGGCATAATGGCGGTTCGTAAGAATCAATGAACTCATGCACATCTGCTAAATCATCACGCTTAATGCAACTAAAACGACACCCGACTTCGCGTTCTACCTGCGCATATATATCCATGCAGACTTCATTGATTAAGCCTTTGTCACTTATGCCACCTGTAACAGCAATAACTCTCTTGCTTTCATGTTTTGTAATGCCCTGTATTTCATCAAAGGGTAATGAATCATCGAATGGGAACATTGTTATCTCCTTTCAAGAACTTATTAACAAAGTAAACCTGTCCTTTGCCTGTTACCTTTGGTGTGCGTGTAATTCTTACGCTTCCATCTGGATTAACAAGGTTGCTTTCCTTGATTTCAAATAGCCCCTGCTCAATATACCTCTGCGTTGGCATATTGTAAGAACTGCCACTCTTAATCAGATAGCCCCTATCTCTTAACCATACAAATAATCGCTTCTGCCCGATTTGCACACCATTCTGACAAATTAACTTTGCTAAATCTCCAATAAGGATTGATGTATGGCTTGTTGCTACTGCGTCCGCAAAAATCTCTTTAGGTTTCATCTGTTCAATTCTTGCTTGCTTCTGTTCGATTATCTTATCTCTTTCGGCTATCTTGTTATTGGCTACAAGAAGTGCCTTTGCCATGAGTTCATCATCAGACATTGTTTCCTGCCCTGCTATGTAGCCGCCGTTCTTTCTGATGGACGGAAGAACCTCATGTGTAATCCATCTTTTGAAATCTTTGGCTTCCTTTTTTCTGCTTGCAAGTGCTAATGAGTAAAGACCATATTCATTTACACAATTCGTTTCTCCACCAGATAACCCTAAATTAAATTTAGCCTTTTCATCATCGTCAATTCTTTGCATAGCCATTGTTGGGTTTGACAAATCTAATGACCTGCATATGTCACTTGCCACAAACCAAGGTTCATCATCTTTAGTAATAGTTCGGATTTCTCCAAACTCTGAATTGCTAAAAATCTGTAGCTCCATAAACACATTCCTTTCCTTTTGTATTTGTGTGTGATATGTTTTGACCTTTTAAGGTGCATTCGAGCGATTCTGCTCATTCCTATCTGCTGTAACTTGTAGAACTTTATATTTATTGATACAATAGAGAAGTGATGGTAGACACTTTCCGAAAGGAGATTGTATGGATACTGTCATAGCATTGTGTATATCAGTGGTCGGCTCATACTTCTATGGTTTAGACCTCTGCACCCTATATACTTTTATTTCTATATCAATAGAATTAAACAAATATGCTAAAGACAAAACTGCCAATCGGTAGGTAATTCACACTTGATACGAACAGGACGCTATCCCTGTCAAAAAGAACTAATGATGTTTGAATAAAAGTTTGCAACTATTTACCGCTACCATCACTTTTCTATTGCATCAATATCAAAAATTCTAATCTGTTTGTACTTTGTGCTATAATCCTCTTATCTTTAATATTGAAAAGAGGTGAGATTGTGAAAAATTTTGAAGATTTCAAAGCTTTTGTAAACTCTAATGGCAATGAAATTCATTCTTCAATTCATCAGAAGGTAATGTCTGCTACTGAAAAGCAAAACTTTACTGACACTGCTGAAGAATACGAGTTCATTCGTCGTGCGTGGGTGGAAATTGGCATTATGGAAATGCTGGAACATTACCATAACTGGCTCAATCAAGATTAAAAGCCGATTTGCCAACTTTGCTCTGATACTCTTTATCTTCCTTGCTTGCAAGTTTCTTCAATGACCGATTGATTTCTTCAAGCAAGGAATTTCTTTTCTTTTCAATCTGGATTAATTCTTTCAGTTCTCTTTCCACTCGTTACTCCTTTCTATCGTTGTTACATTCCTTATCACTTTTTTCTGCCATATTCTCGACTCTGCCAAGAATATAACCCTTGTCAAAATCTGACATCTTAGGAATTGCTTCTTTTAACTTCTCAACTACTTCCTTTTCCTTTTCGCTCATTTAATTCACTTCCTTTCTGTGATATAATCTCCCTATTAAACAACAAGGAGGTGAAACTATGTTTCTAAAGTTTCAAATAACTTGCACTTGCCATAGCAGATATACTGTTAATGAAGATATATCTACTAGTAAGATTGTTTGCCCTAACTGCGGTCTTGAATATCCTCACTCTGACAAAGTATTATCCATACTCAAGACTGCCAAAGAAATATCAGAGGGTAACATCGCTTCTGATAAAGAGTGCTGTATCAGCGTTCTTTCTCTTGGGGAAGAAATGAGTGGTTTTTAATAGATTGCTTCATATATTCTAAAAACCCAATCATTTCTGTAACTGTTAGTTTGCTATCTTTGAGTTCTGATAAAACTTTATTCTCTAATTCAGAGATAGCAGACCTCGAAGAAAAATACTTCTTCATAAACGCAGCTCCCTCACAGGTTGTACATAAGTTATCTTTAAGATTATTAAGATAACTTTTCTCTACTTCATCAATAAAGCCTGCCATTTTCATTTTTCATCTCCTTTCTGTTCATCTGATGTACACATACTAGCACATCAAATATACAGTGTCAACACTTTTTGTTGACTTAATGTACATTTTATGTTATTATACTTTTCAAGAAAGGAGGAGCTACTTATGAATGAGAGAATTAAAAGAATCAGAAATAGCCTAAACATAAGTCAAACTGATTTTGCTCAAAAACTATCTATATCCCGTTCTGCTGTTTGTAAAATGGAAAGTGGAGAAAATTATCCGTCAGAACAGACAATAAAGCTGATGTGTAGTGAATTTTCCGTTAATGAAGAATGGCTGCGAACTGGCAAGGGAGAAATGTTTATAGAGAAATCTAAAGATGAACAGATTGCTGAAATGTTAGCTGATATTCAGGCGGGCGGCGAAGATACTTTTAAGCACAGGCTTGTATCTGCGTTGTCTAAGCTGAATAAAGAAGATTGGGAAAGCTTGGAAAAACTGATTGACTTGATAAATGAGAAGTAGTAATATAATAACCATTCAGAGAAAAGTTTGCATTGCAGTGCGTTACTAATATCTGAATGTAGATTACTTTTTACAAGCAAGCAAACCTAGTTTTATAACTGTTACATTTTCCAAGGTTTGTGTAATATATCCTTTGCTTGAAAGAGTTTTCATAAATGGCAATAGAGATATCATATCGAGATTTAGAGCATTGGCTATATCACAATAATCTGTATTGCCTTTTGTTTCTTTTATCAACAATAACAGTAAGTACAGAAAAAGACCGGAATAAAACCGGTCTTTTTCTTTTACTTTAAAAGTGTTTTAACGTAGCTATATATTGTTTTTAGCCAATGATTATTATTGCAATTATTGATTAATTCGATTATCTTCTGCCTATATTCTTCATTCTCCATATATCCCCCTTATTGCACGATATAACACTGGTAGCGATGGTGTTATTATAGAACATCTGTTCTTGCATGTCAACCTACCCCCAGTAGATTAACAGTTTTCAGCGACAGTACCGCCAACGCCAATCAAACGGCACTGTCTAGCCGAAACTTGAAGATTTCGTCCGAACTCTCTCGGACAATTATTATTATAAATACTGATAATGTAAAAATCAACTTAAAGATATCGCAAGTTTCGACAACATTCGACAAATTATGTATATTGTGATATGATTAGCAAAATTAAATTTAAGGGGGATTTGCTTATGAAAAAGAGAATTGTAAGTATTATGCTTGTTATGTGCTTATTAAGCCTTGTAGCGTGTCAGAATGGTGCTTCTGATAGTAATGTTGAAAGTACTAATGAAGTTCAGACAGAACAAGAAACATTATTATCAAGAGATAAGAGTGTATATCCTGATGATATAACTGTTGAAATGCTCAAGCGTACACCTAATAAGTATATTGATAAAGAATTCAAGTTGACAGGCAATATTGTAGCAGAATTAAAATATGATGGGGAGGTCGAAGATAAAGACGGAAATACGCATACTGGTGAAGAATCCAGTGAATATATTGCTTGCTATTATTTAGCTGTTAATGGTGATAATGACAATATTGTTGTTTTGACATATTATAGAGATGATTTTGATTATAATTTGCTTGTTGGTGATAATGTGACAGTGTACGGAACACTTCTTGAGGGTGGTATGGAATTTAAGAAAACAAACGGAACAATAACAACCATTCCTGCTGTTATAGCTGTTATGATAGATTTGAATAATTAAAATATTACCGGGAGCATTGCACTCCCGGTATTTTTATTAAGGTTAGGCTAATTCACAATCAGCTACATTGACCGCTGCGAATAATTCTCCGTCATGTACAAGTACAACTCTGTCGCCACTTCTTTCTGATACTGTATACTCATCAAACCAAGCCTTAATAGGTGTGCCATCATAATCAGTATTGCCAACAAATCTCACTGTGCTACCCTCTCCAATGTCTTCGCTGAATGGAATATCTGTAGGTGTATCATCAGAACTTGCACCGCCGACAAATTCAAGATTAACAATATTGACAGCGGCTGTGATTGTTGTACCGATACCTATAACAATTCTGTCTCCGTCCTCTTCGATTACATCATATTCATCATAATATACGCCGAATCTATTGCCGTCATAATCAATGTTATCAAGCACTCTGACTTTCTTGCCGTCACCACGGCTTACTGTATCTGTGTTGATATCATTGCCATTGTCATAAATGCACTTAATAAGGCTGATGTTATCCTCATCAATAGCAGCAGTAGTTACGCCGTCAACACCGATAACAACTCTTCTACCACTAACTGATAAAACGCTGTACTCATCATAGTAAGTGCTGAACGGCTCGCCGTTATCGTACTGAATAGCGTTAATAACCTTAACTGTATCGCCTTTATGATACTTAGTATCTGGCACTGGCTCATAGTCTGGCACTGTAACTTCTTCAACAACATGGTCTGTGCAATAATCAGTATAACAATAGTTCTGGTCTACTGTCTGTCCGTTAATCTGTGTGTCTCTAAGATAATTAACGCCGCCGCCAAACTGCCATATGTCATAATCAACAGCAATGGTAGGTTCTGTATCTGAATAGCTTGCAACCCATATGGCATATCCTGCTTCTTTTACTCTGGAAATGTCTACATAATTGTTAATGCAGTTCCTGTATGAATATAAGCCGACATTCTTATATCCTGCGTTCCTCATTTCATCAAGAAATGCCATAATAATGTCTGTGAGGTCGTTGCCAGTAACCATGCCTGCTTCAACATCATAGAATACTGGATAGCAGAATGATTTGCCTGCTAAAAGCTTGGCAAAATACCTTGCTTCATTTACAGCTTCATCAGCACTTAATGCGTTACCAAAGAAATAGGCTCCTTTGTGGATTCCTGCACTTTCCAACTTGTTATAACTGTTCTCAAACTCTCTATCTTCGTATAAACCATCATCAGCTCCACCTGCTTTGACAATTGCAAAATCTACACCTTCATCATCTTTAGCTCTCTGAAAGTCAAAATCTCCCTGCCACTTCGATGTGTCGATTCCAAATAATTTACTCATAAATTACCTCCTAAGCCTAGAAAAATGTGTATCAAAAAAGCACCCCAGTGTTTCCACTAAGGTGCTTGATTGCGAATATTATATTGTTAATGTTATGCGGCACTTCCAACCTTGTGAATTGCTTCTTGTAGTTCGTCATGTTCGATAAGAAAATACCTTGCATCTTCTTTTGTAATTTTTGTCAATACCTTATGTCTTATTTCCATTCTGCAACTAAACAGTAAGTTAAGATATAGATAATTCCGCCAAAACACATGCACCAATCAATTCTTCTTTGGTGGAAAGTAAAACTGCACATCCATATCTTGAATCTACTTCAATATCCTCTGCATATTGATAAGTGTCTCCAAGCCTTAAGGCAGAAATCAATTTAATTGTGTATTTATTGGATTTGATTTTGAAATTAATTGGTGCTCGAACATAACCATTATATTTCTGCGAAGTAAAATTAACAATAACACCATATTTTCCAGTATCTAGTATATTATTGTTTAATTGTGTAACTTCACCACGAAGATTGCTAATCATGTCGTTGTTGTTCTTAATGCCTGCGTCCATTGCATTTAGGTTTGCCGCACTGAGCGGAGTGCTTTTATCTGGTAACTGTTTCCAGTTTACACAGCTGTATGAAAGAAATCCTGTTAAGCTCATAATTTACCTCCTTAAAAATAAGAGTGCGGACTTAAACCCGCACTCTCTGATGATTTACTCTGTTATTGTTCCTGTTATGTCTGTCGTATCTGAATCAATTGTCTGCTGTTCACTCTTTAACAGCTTATTGACTTCTGATTTGAAATTCTCATAATCATTATCACACTGTGTCTGATTTGCAAGGTATAATTCCTTGTTAGTAATTGTCTGACTAATTGTCAATGAGCCAGTTTCCGGTACAGCCGCGTACATTGTCATGGCTGATTGACCATTAATCACAGATGTACCGCTTAAATTTGTTGTCTTTGTTATACTTAACATAAATGCCACCTCTTTCTATTAGTTTTTAAATTGCTAATCCAAAACTTCCCTGTACAGAATATGTTATAGTTTTTTGCCCCTCTTTACTGGAACCGGCTATTATTCTTAACTCATGCTCTTCATTGTCATTAAAAACCCATGAAAACGAACATCCTGCGTCTATTTCTATTGCGTTTGCTGTTGTTAGCCTATGTTTATTTGCTGCAACGCATGCATTATCAATGTATATAGCACAACTTATTATTCCATAATCATTGGTTTCATCTGTCCATATAGCAGCGCTAATTGTAAGAAGTCCATTTCTCCTTATTTTCCATGTTTTATTAAAAGATTCTAAAGAATTAGAGCTTGTTGTTATTCTTTGATTAATTAATCCTGTTGCTGGAATATCATACATTCCATTTATTGTAAGCCCTTTGCTCGACAAACTTACAAGGTTAGAAGTTTCTAGGCTGCCAAAAGTTAAACTTTCTGGTGTCAGACGTGCATATTTAGTCAGCACTGATGAATCTTTATTTGTAGTGAATACAATTTTATCATTGCTTAACGCTAATCTAATACCATATATGGCATCTGTTTTATATATATTAATTCCATCAAAGATATTTCCTCTACAGTCTAGTGTTTGATTCCATAACTGTTTCGTTATAAGTCCATCACCCGTTATTGATGTATTTGTTGTTCCAAGAGTAGTAGTTCTGGTTATGCTTAATTCGCCATCTATTAAAGCATTGCGGCATATTAGCTTACCGTCCGCAGTAATAGTTGTATTAGTAGAAGTAAGCGTGAACAGATTGCCGTTAATATTAACAGACTTATTACCACTAATATTAATTGTTCCACTTGCATTAAGTGTAATGTCGTCTGCTATAGCTTCAATTGCGGATTTAAGCTCGCCGCTTGTGGGGTCTTTCTTGATATAAAGGTCAAGGCTTGCTGTTGTAGCATAATTGTTAAACTTAACATCAATATCTTCTGGTGCTGGAGAATAATCTGTAGCTTTTGTACCCTTTTCTATTTTTAGCTTGTTTGCATCTACATGTGCAAAGCTAAAACGCATATATACAGCATTAGAAGGAACTGGCAGAGAACCTCTTACTCCAGTAGATTTATCTGCTACTCCGCTGATAAACTTTTTATTGCTGTCATAAAAACAAGTAGCCGGTGCATTACCCAGATTGGTCCATCCACTCGCTACATAGTTTTTCCACTTAGACACATCTATGTAGTCCGTCAAATCCCAATAGTTACCGCCATCTGTTATTATGCCAGTGGCTGTTATATACTTATTAGGAGTTACAGTACTCTTTATGAATCTATTAACTCCACCAATTTGCAGATTGTTAAGCTCTGTCTTAGTGGTGTAAGTTGCACTAACGCTACTTGTTATCTTATTTGCACTCTGTGTAATCGCAGAATTCATTTGCGCTGTCGTACTGTAATTGGCGAACTTCCCGTCAACTGTGTTTAAATCTGTCTTTGTCGCATATGTATCGCTTACAGTTGCTTTAAAGCCATTCAAACTCTGTTCGAGTTCAGAAGCCTTATTTGACAATGCAGTAACTGTCGAACTGTCAGCTTTGTTCTTAATGGTTGTCTGCATACTGCTGATGCTTGATGTGTTACTGTCTGTTGTCTGTTTAATACTATTAACAGTGTTGCTTAAAGTTGTAACAGTGCTACTATCAGCTTTTTTAGAAAGCGTTTCGGACATTTTAGTTATAGTAGAACTATTTTCATCAACAGTCTGTTTAATCTCATTAAATGTCTTAGTATCAACCTTGTTACCCATGTCAGTTTCAAGAGTAGTTGTTCGCGTTTTAAGGCTTGATAATTCACTGTCTGTATCAGTTTTCCATGAGCTGATTTCAACATCAAACTTTTTAATGCCGGTAATCTCGCCATTGATGTTGATAATGTCCTGTAATGCCTTAGTAACATCACTATCTTTAATCAGTACCCATTCATATGCAGGTGCTTGTTCTGTACCAGTGTTGGCAAATCTGTATGAGTATCCGTCTGCACTTGAAGCAGGGTTGACAACATAACATATATCGCCTATATGCTTGTTTTTCGTTGCGTTATCTTTCCAGTTAATAGCTGGCTCATTATTAAGGGTAGGTATTTCTGTCTTTGTGAATGTCTCAATATTGCCGTCAATCTGACCTTGTAATTCTTCTTGTACTTTGTCTAAATATTCTTTAGTAGGTACTTCTTCTGCTAGTTTATCCAGCGATAAAGAACCTGTTCCAATACGTTTTCCGTTAATTGTGCCTACTGTGATATTATCAGCGTTAAGATTAGTAACTGTAATCTTGCTTGCGTCAATTGTGCCTGCTGTTAGCTTATTAGCGGATAGGCTTTGTACTTTCTCATTAGTTACTGCTCCGTCTTTAATAAGAGAAGTTCCTACTACTTGTCCTTTTACATTGGCAAAATCAATCTGTGCATATTTTAAATCCGCTATATCCGCCGTTAATGAATTAGCTTTAAGTTTGACTATCTCTGCATTAGCCGCCTTAAGGCTTTCCACATTAGCGTTGATGATATCTGCATATGTTGCATCTAGTTTATTTGTTTTAAGATTATCAATGCTTGCGTTAGTTGCATTAAGATTGGTTATTGTTGCATAGGTAATCTTGGCTGTATCTACATCTAACTTATTAATTAGTGCCTTATTAACGGTTATCAAGTCGGCATAGTACCGCTCCATCTGCTTAGTAATAGGTCCAGAAGCAACACTTGTATTCTCCGTATCAGATTGCCCTATAGATGTAACAGTATCCATTAAGCCGCCGTCACATTCGTGCGTAATCTGCATTATAGGCACTTTGTAATCAACGCCGTTCTTGTTAACAGTAATAATGTCGCCAACTTCTAGTCGGTAATCACCAACAAACTTAACCGTAAGTGGTCTAAATGTAAAACCACCTATCTTTTTATAGACTTCATCAAGAATTGCTTGTGTCATAAACGGATTGGCAAAACTAAGTCCTGTCGCTCCGCTACCACTGGTAATTGTGCTAGTTTCCTTGTCGCCTGACTTCGTATTGTTGCATGCCAACTTCTCGATTATAAAATCTTTAGAAGTTGTGAATGTAACGCCTTGCTGATAATACTTATGTCCGTCAAGTACATATCCACTATCTTTATACCACCTTAATTCAAGGTTTCCGTCAGAATTAATTACCGCATTACAACCTTGTAGCATAGCCATATAACCGATAATTTCTCTATAGGTATATCCTTGCGGCTTGTCGCTAATAGTATGTGTTGTGGCTATATTTGTTACTAAAGATATACCTAACTTGCCGCATATCTCATTAAGAATAGCTTTATCAGTGCTGGGAAATGCCATATCCGAGAAATAAGGCATGTCAGCCTTATACATTCTGTCGTATGCTTCATAGCTTGTATATTCTCCGTCACTTGTCTGCTTAGTAACTATAAATATCCCCAACTTAATATACTTAATTTCTGCGCCAACCTTAACACCCTCAAATATAGTAATTTCCTTATTTTCAAGGCTTATTGTTGGCGTATAAATAGAAAAGGTAACACCGCTACTGCAAGTGTTACCTATCGTAATTTCATTATTGGGATTTATTATGTTTTGAAACTTAAAATTGTTAAGTGTTTCGATATGTTCTTTTCTGTCAACAACATACTTAGAATAGTATCTTGCACTATTCCCCTTAACAATATCCGTTATAGCTGTGTCTAATATCTTCATTCTACACCGCCTTTATTGATTAATTAATGTGATATCATAAACTCGATTGAGTATAATTTAGCTGGTGTAATCTCTTCGCATTTGTCGAATGCGTCCATAGGAAGCATTGTCATGTCAGGTGCTTCAATCTCTTGTTCATTGATTTCCTGTAGTTCTTCCTGTAACTTCTTTAAGTTCTCTGATGTAATCTGATACTGATTATCATTGACGACCGGATTGCCGCTGTCGTCTTTATCTGCATACTTGACCTTAGTATCTTCTATGGTCTGTAATGTTGCCTTGTACAGCTCTTCTAATGCCTTGATATTGCACATAACAGCCATAGCAATTCTGCCTGTAGTCTTGTCATGTGATATGTTGCTCAAGCTCTGAAATCTGTCTATTAATTCACTTGTTTTAAATTTCATGTGTAACTCTCCTTTATTTCTGAATCAGACTTATCTTTGCTCCGACTATTAATCCGTCCTCGTTCTTTGCTCTTGTAAGATACGGATATGTCACATCTCCTGTGTATATTGTCATTTCCTTTTGTGTGCCACCTAAGAATAAGACTTGCGCTGTTGGGAATGGGTTATCTATGTCGCTTACTACATTATCAAGCAATAGTGCCTGTTCACCTGTTAGCGGCGGTAATTGAAGCTCTACTTTGTCTTTGATATCCACGATTGTGCCTACCATTTCGCCGTAGTCATTTCTTCCTGTGTTCTTAGACCATATCTTATTCCTACTGTATGTGTAGCCGTTATATGCTACTGGGAATCTAACCCCCTCAATCACAACTGCGTCAATCAATCAAACCACCCCTTTCAAGGCATTAAAAAGGAATGCACCATTTCTGATACATTCCTTAGTGTGGTTACAAATTTCTTGCAACCATTATATTTATTTCTGTTTGAGCCATTCTAATATTCTCAAGAAAATCTATGCAACTTCATTGAATAATTGCAGTATAAATTCTCTTCCAAGCTGTGTTATTCTCCTGTGATAAATAACCTTACCATTGTCAAGGATTTCTTGCTTAATCTCTTCATATCCCATACTGCTGTATGGCGAGTAAAGAACCCAAGTTCCATTGACACTGTATTGGATTTTTTTATCAGCAAGTAACTTGTTAAGTTGAATAGCAGATTTCAGATTCAGTTCCTTAGCAATCTCTGTCATTGTATATGTCTTATTGACATGTGTTAAGATAGCGTTCTTTCTTTCTGCTTCAACTCTTGCTTGTCTTTCCTGTTTTAACTTTGTTAATAATTCTATTCCAAAGTCTGGATTATTCAGTATTTCATCAATAACATTATCAGTAGCATATATTCCATTCTTGCGAATTGACGGAATAATCTCGTCTGCCACTAATGCTTGAAATTTCTCTGCTGTTTCATTTTTGGCTTTCATTGCTAGTCGGTAGAAGATGTTTTCTGGGATAAAATCGTCTTTTGCAACTTCCTGCAAAAAGCCAATATCGTTAAGATACTGTTTTACAACGTTCCAGCGAATATTTACATATTCCTTACCGTTAATCACTTGAGTTGTGGTAAACCCAAGTCCTCTAGCAACATTTTCCAATCTTAAGTAAGCAACGCCATTCTGCTCATAGCAGTCTACGCCGCAAATATTCTTAGTGTTCATAGGTGCTTTAATCTCATTGTGAGAACTATCTTTTGTAGTTGGATAATTATAACTCATTATTTTACCTCCTACAAAAATTTTATCATTTGCTCTAAACAGAATCTATTGCGTAGTGGGAGTATATGCCCACAATGCCTCACGCAATAATATTTATTTGCCCCACTTTTCTATGAAACAACTTATAAAGGCTAAAAAGTATTCAATTTTGCCATCGTCTGTTATGCTGTCAATCATCTCGTGGAGCTTTTCTCTGTTTTCTTCCATTACCGATTTTCCCCTCTCTTATTCCCTGCTAATACATTTGTGTAAGCTAACACGCATTTTAAGAAATGCAGGTTGATATGTTCTAAGTTACCAATAATGGATTCCACAATACTTTCTCTCATTCTTTTACCTCTTTCTGTTAAAAAACTATTGATTTCCCACAAGAGGTATAGTAGAATATCCTATATCCCTTGTGGGTGTGTTTTGAGTAGTCACTATAAGTTTTGACCGACTTGTGGCTACTCTTTTTTGTTGCCTTTAAGTTCTTTTTCTACTAACCCTATACCTTTCATAATGGTGTCAGTTCTTGTTAATTTCAATTCATCAGCACATTTCTGAATACGATTAGCTTCATCTTTTGTTATTCTGATATTAAGATTAACATTTCTAGGGTTTTCCTTATGTGGTCTTCCTGCTGGACTAATAATAATCACTCCTTTCAATTATTGCCCTTGCAATATTTATGTTATTATAATAAATGCACGTGCAATAATTGTCAAGTACTTTTTAATAAAAAATGGAACGCACCAAAAAGATACGCTCCATTAAAATCATGTATTACCAAAAAATCAGTCCACATCTGTTACATACAAACCTATGTTGTGAATAAGTTCCGCCCTGTTGCTTAATCTTCTCTTTCTTATTAACCAGTGTAAACGGTCTTAAAGGATTCAGATTAATAGTATATCTTGTTTTGGATTTCTGCGGTACAGTTGTTGTAATCTGCGTGTGAGAACAATCCCAACTACTACATCTTGGACAATATACTTCAATCAATCCGTTTTCTGTCGCTCTGTACACTCCTTTAAAGTTAGGACTTAGTGGGCGTTGAATTTGTGGTTGCTGTTTCTTCTTCACTCCTATTGCTTCTAGCATTTCGTTTAGTTCTTTTTTCACTGACATACATATTTCCTCTACTGTAATTCTAATGTTAATTTTATAAGTTTTTTATCATCTCCCAATGGCGTTACTTCTAAATCAACATTACTTTTATCTTCTAGTATATATATCCTTGCAACTGTAATATTTGTACCTGTCTGTAATTCTCTTGCAATATTATTGTATTCGTCAATGTCAAAACTAACTAACGGATAGTCGAGTTCTTTGCCATTCTGAAAACATGTAACATCATAATTATATGCAAAAGCCGTGTTATCTTCTGAATTGTTTGCAAAGTCAAAATAAACAACAAGAACTTCTCTGTCATTGCTATCTGTAATTACTTCGTGTTTAAGGTACTTAAGTGTTGTATCGCCATATCTTGCTATATCTGTATCTTGCTGTGTTGCAATGGTTTGTTTCGTAGCATTGGCATTGTTACTGCTGTTACCACTTCCGTTACTAAAAGCGACTATCAGAAATAGTACAAACGATACTATTGCAAAGTAAGAGCCTAAGTGCCTTTGTGACTTGTCGCCTTTACTTTTAATTAAATCCACAATAGCCAATATAAAACCTATTGGGATTGTGAATATAAATAGTGCTGTGATTGCCGCCGCTATGCTTAGTTTACTGTCTTTTTTCTTTGCTTTCTTTTCTGTCATATTGTGTTACCCCTTTGCTTTTTATATATAGCAAAAGAATAGCACAATACTTTTATCTTATCAATACGGAAAGGCTGCTTGACCTGTCATATTTGTATAGCTGTTAGCTTTATCTTGTACCATTGTAAATAGCTTATCTGCGTCGCCTTGTAGCGTTACATTGATATTATTGCTACTTTCTGCCATAGCCGCCCTAACAGCATTGTAAACTGCCGGATAAACCGCATTAGCAATACCTTGTGTAATTTCCTGTTGGTTAGCTACCGCCGTTCTTCCATCCATAGTACCAACCATTTCAGGACCTACTTCATTTGCAACGAACAATTGTCCTTTGTTTGGGAATCCGCCGTTTGCATACCAATCAATACTGACTTTTGGCACTTTAGGCGGTGCAAGACTAAATTCTCCGTCAATTTTAAAGTGTGGTGTATCAATGTGTGGAAATTCAAGTCCTAAATCATTCCACCACTGCTTAAAGCTGTTCCAAGCGTTCTGTATTTTGGTTTTAAAATCTTCGATAGCCACAGAAATGCGCTGAAGTGATGGCTTGCTATCCCACCAATCCACAACATCATCCCACTTCCCTTGAATACCTTTTTTAATTCCATCAGCCAAGTTTTCCCATTTCTCCTTAGTAAACCACGGTCTCACATCATTGCTCCACCAAGAAACAATTGCAAGGCTGTTCCACCAATCAACGATTGAATCCCATTTTTCTTGTATTCCTAATTTCATTCCGTCAACAGCGTCAACCCATGTTCCTTTTTCGAACCATGGCGCAACATTATTATTCCACCAACCTACAATAGCTGTATTGCCCCACCAGTTTGAAAAGCTATTCCATTTTTCGCTTAAAGATGTTTTTATGTTGTCTCCAAGTTCTCCCCATTTCTCCTTAGTAAACCACGGTGCAACACTTGTAGTCCACCAATTTGCTATATCATCTTTATGCCCGAATGTGATAGTTTCTATCACTCCGTCAATAAAGCTAGGTAAATCTTCAAATGGTGCTTTTATAAGATATGCTAATTGGTCAAACATTGACATATCTATTTTCTCGCCTGTTAATTTTTCATTGAGCCAATTGCCTAAATTAAATCCAGCAATAGCGGCTACTATTCCACCTACTATTCCAGCACCTATAGTTAAGCCTATTTCTGTTGCTGTTCCTGCTCCTATAATAGTGCCTATATCTGTTGTAAGTAATCCACCTATTCCTGATATTATACTGCCTGTTCCGAATGATTTTAAAGCACCTTTAATACTTGTTCCTATTACTGTAACAAGTTTCTTTTTTAAAACACTTCCTAAGCCTGTAAATTTCAATGCCGCTATAGCCGTTATTAAGGTTGTTTCAATTGGCGCTGCCGTAAATGAACCACTCCATAATTCGATAGCTGCCTTAATGGCTTGCCATAACACATTGCCAAGGCTTGAAAATATTTCAAGCCAATTAAGTCCAGCTAAATACTCTCCTATATTATGTCCAATTGTATACCAAGGAACATCATCTATAGCCTTTGCAAACCAATTAAAAATTCCTGCCACAAGGTTAGATGTGTCTTGCCCTGCCATTTTAAAATCGCCAATTGCAAAATCTTGGAATATCTTCTTAACAGGTTCAAGTACCTTATCGATCTTATCCGCCCACGCAATAGCCGAATTTTCCATGCTGTCAAATGCTTTATTCCAAGCCGCTTCATAATCAGCCGCCGCTTTAGCAATATCATCCGTTAAGTCAATACTGCTACCACCGCCGCCGCTTGAACCCTTGCTTGAACTTGTATCATCTTGTAATTTATTGATTTCATCAAATCCCATAAGGGATAATGTAGCTTTCTTAGCTGAATCAGCTACATCTTGGTATCCGTTTGAAATATCTTCTAAGCCGTCTGATGTGTCTTTATAGCCGCTTTGTCCAAAGCTCTCAAAGTCAATCTTTACGCCCATAAGGCTTGCAAGGTTTACTAGAAGTCGCTTGATTGCAATAGTAACGCCGTTTACAACCGGCATAACCTTTGAAAGAATTGGGATAAACAGCTGTCCTGCTACCATTCCGACTTCTTTCATATTGTTGCTGAACTGGCGTAACATATTTGAGGGGCTGTTAATCGTGTTAGCTAAATCGCCCCACGATACTTTTGATTGGTCTAGTATAGCCAATACTCTTAATTGCTGTTTTTCCATCTGCGTCATTTCTGATACAGACTTGGAAATGCCCAAGTTATAAGCGTATGTCGCTAATGTAGCGTTGGTAATATCAATACCATACTTGTACAACGCCCTTGATTGACCGATTAAGCCGCTTTGTAAGTTCTGTGCTACTGTTGAGTAATCAACATTAAAAAGTGAGCTTATATCGCCTGCAAGCATTGTCATTGACTTTGTTATAGCCGTTGTTGCTTCGCCAGTCTGTCCTAACGAATTAGTAACAGAAGCTAATTGTGAAGCATACTGCGTTATCTCTTGTATGTTAAGTCCTAAGTTCTTTGCTCCGCTTTCTTCAAGCAAGCCGCCTTGAACATTAACCTTAAGTCCAGATAGCTTTCCAAGAGTATCATTAACTCTGTTCTGAAAGCTTTCTGCGTATGCCGTAGCGTTATCATATCCGTACTTTTCATAGTCTTTATCCCATTCTGAACCAATCTTGCCAAACGCAACCGCTTGATAGTTAAACGCTTCAATGTAATCTGTTGTTGATTTAATAGCTTCTATAAGTTTCTTACTGCCACGAATTACCATAAAATAAGTTGCATAAAACTTACCTATCGCACTTGCTAAGCTCCAACTGCTTTTAGTTGCTGTCCTAGCACTTGTAGAAACGCCATACAGCGTTTTTTGTAGTGAAGCAGAAGAAGTGCCCACCTTTGAACCTTGGCTTGCTAAATTAGCCAACGCATTAGTCATAGCAATAACATTACTACTTACATTAGGTGCTCTTGATAATGTGGTCATTAAGCCATTCAGTGCATTACCCAGTTTAGGGATATTCACTGTGGCATTTTCAATACTTTTACCGCCCAGTTTGCCAAGTGACTTTGCAAATTCTGTGACCTGTGTTGCGTTTTGCGGTATGGCTGATATACTTGCAACCGCTTTTGTGACAGCTTGAAGTGATGTAGCTGTGTTAGTTAGTGCAACTGAATCAACAGAACCTATCTTCGTGATGTTCTTGGCAAGTCGGGTAAAATCTGCTGTTCCTGCGTTCATATTCTGCATAGCAGAGCCTAACTGATTAACACCATTTGCAAGACCACTTAGCGATGAGCCGTTCACAGTCGCAAGTGATGTAGATAGCCTTGTAAGCTGATTTATCAGTTTATCAACAGAATTGATAGCTTTAGTGGCAGTACCGGTAATTTTGACTTCTAATGAATCTAATTCCACGCCTTAGCCCCCTTTTATAGGATTGTTGGCGGTAGTCCTTTCTTTTCAGTCTGTGCCGCCCATTTTTGCTCATTGAGTAACATCAGCTGTAACTCCTTATCATATGTATCTTCTTCACTTTCTTCTGTTTTTTCTGATAAAATAGCTTGTTTAGGATATTCAATGTGTACATCTTTATTAAATGCTGCACCTATTCCGCAAGAAATAGCTGGAATTGCATAAACTAAAAACCAGTTATACATTTCTGCGTCTCGATTTTGTCTATCAATTTTTTTGCCTTTTGCATATAGTAATAATTTTGTAGGTGTCATTTTTAAAAAGTCCGAATAACTAACGCCTAGTGAACTGGCTAAGACAAAGTATTCTTCCCAGATTATTTTGTGGAAGTCTGTTTCTTTAAGTGGTCTTGTGGTACTACTGTCGGTTTCTTCTGTTCCTGTGTCGCTTCTTCCACATTGTTCGCCATTTCCTCTAACATCGCTGTTATTCCGCTCAGTTCGAAAAAACCATCATCTTCCATCGCTTTCTTGATTTCCTCGAATAATGTTCTGTATCCGTAACTCTTATCTGTCTTTCTCTTTTCTGTAATATATGCTCTAGTGAGTCCCTTTGCTTCATCCATTGTTACAGGGTTATTATCAATACAACCTGCATAAATGGCTAATATGCAAATCTCTGGCACATCTGCTGTCATATTTGCTAAGCCGTCAAAAGAAGCCTGTGCGACGCTTTTATCTGTCTGTGCAAGTAAGTAAGAACCATTGACAACAGAAAACATTTTCTGCACTATCTCTTTGCACTCTGCCGCACCAAAAGAGAACTCAACTTTGTATTCTTTTCCGTTTACATTAATATTCATCATATTTTCCCTTTCCCCCTATGCTTTAACATAGGAAAGGGGCAGTCCGTAGACCGCCCTTTCAATCAATTGTCATTCTGTTACATCATCAAGATATGATGTATAGTCGGCTGTTTTGGCGTTTGTGTCACCAATCGACACAGCCTTTGATTTAGTCGATTGGCTTATTATTCCCCCACCTTTGTTACTGTGAACGTGCCACCAGCACCCTCGACAACTTGAAGCTTGTCTGTGCATTCGATAGGTGAAGTATTAGGAACTGCTGTTACTGTCATTTCAAGTACCGAATCAGTACCAGAAACATCATTAGGTGTTGCTGTTACCTGCCCCACAAATGCGTACTTAGCAACCGCACCTAATCCGTCAGAACCATATAACTGAATAATATCTAACTGCTTACCCTCTGCTTTGATTAAGTCCTGCAAATAAGCCTTTTCAAGGTTTCCTGTGTAAGTCTTAGCGTCAGATGTTTTGATACCCATTAAGAATGTCTGTGAATCATCTTCAAATGTTGTACTTTCAACTGTGTTAGGTGCTGATACTGGTGCTGAAATCGACTTAGCCGCAACCATTAACTTGTATGAGCCTGCAAAACCATCTTCGCTATGCTCCTTGTAGATAACCCTAGCTTTATAACTTGTACTTGCCATTGCCTTGTCTACCTCCTAAAAATTCGCAAAAAAATAAGAGCAGAAATGCTCTTTGTTACATTAATCTGTCATTTGCCGCTATCATTCGTCTGAATCTAGCGGTACTCTTGTGTACTTTATTGCTGATTGAGAACTCTGGCATTGCGTTGCCTTGAAATCTCATTGTCTTAAATGTATCTGTAACTATTGCCATAACCTTACGGCAATCAGCTTTGCTTGTGTTAGTTGTAACATCTACTTGGAATGTTGCTAACAATGCGTTGATTGTCTGTCCGTCAAGTGTCTGACCTTGTTCTACCGCTGGCAACAGATGTATGTATACTGTCGGAAATACTGCTTGACCGCTGTTTTCTCCCTCATTTGTTATAACTATTTTGGGGTATGTTTTCTTTAATTGTGTTAGGGTTTTAGCCTTGACAAGTGCTGTGACTGTGTTTTCAAGGTCTATCGCCCAATCGTTTGCATCCGCCATTAGCTAAACACCCTCCTTGCTACCTCAACATATTTCTGTATAATTTCCATATCAGCCTTATAAACAGGCATTTGTGCTTCTACGCCGTGTGTAAGAACTAAGTTTCCGTCATCGTCATAGTAACCCCACACTTTTTGTACGCCGTGATGTTCGCCGTATGAACCTATAACCATACCATTAACAACACCTTTGTCGTGTGGACTACTTCCAGCCGCTCCATTATAGAATACGCCAGCTCCGAACTCTATAAACATAAGTTCTTTGCCCTCTACAATTAATTTTGCTTCAACATATTCTCTTGTGGATTTCATTTCAACATAACTGTGATGGCTTGTATCTGAACCGCTACGAACACCTTTCTCATCATATGTATAACTTGCTTTTGCCATATTTTCATCAATGACAGGTATTCCGACTTCTGCAAGTTCTTTGACAAGCTGTGAAGTTTTTTTGATAAGCCAGTTCTTATACTGTTGTAGCTGTCTGATAGCTTCATTTACGGACTTTTCAGACAAAGATATATTAATTATTGTATGTCTTGCCATAATGCACCTACTTTACAACTGCTTTAAGCATATACTTAGTTGAATACAATGCCGGCTTAATGCCTACAATCGTGAAGTCCGCTGATGTTTCATCAACAAGGCTGTCAGATGTGTATGTAGGCTTGCTATCAAGCCAGATAAGGTCTCCTTTTTTAACAGGTAGTGTATTCCTATCTGTCAGTAAAATAGCGTCAAAATCAGCGGTATCAAAGCCATATTCTTTGCTCTGTGCTTCTCCGCCGCTGAATGATATGTTAGCTTTAAAATCGGCTGGCTCTGAAAAGCCTGTTTTCTCTGCAAGGACTTTAGGTATCTTATTGCCCTCATCATCAAGATAAGGAATAAAATTACCTTCTGTGTCGGTGTATCCTTCATAGAGAATATTGCCCTCATCATCTCTTTCGTAGATAGTAACAGTTTGTCCTTGAAGTGAATACTTCATAGCCTGCTTATTGATGTCAAGCATTGTTCTTTACCTGCTTGTAAATCTGATTTACACCTGTGCTTGACAGCCCCGACACGATACCTACAGCTATTGCATTAAGAATGTCATTAGCTGGATAATTCGGGATTACATACATACCGATAACGCCTAAGATAGCACCTGCAACGCCTACGATTATAGGAATATAATTGTCCTTAACCTGCGGTATCTGCTTAGCCGCATAACCAATCAAATAAGTGATAACAACGATTGCAACTACTGTTGATACTGATGTTATATCCATTCTGTTATACCTCCTTGTCATCATTAAGTCTTGTCTCTATGCCATCAATTCTGTGATGTGCTGACTTAACACTTTCTTCAACTTTAACTATCCTACTATCGTGAGAATTAAGTTCTTTACGCATTTCTGTAACTTCATTCTTTATCTCTGTTGTATTGCTTGATATTGTGTCAAGTTTCATATTTATGCGTGTATTTTCCTTTACACGCTCTGTAAGTTCTGCATTGTCAGACTTTTTGTTGTTCTTAAGATTAAATCCCAACGTAAACAGTCCGAAAAAGACGGAAAAAGCAACTGAAATAATGCTTATAATTACTGCTATTGGCATTGATATACCGCCTTTCATAATTAATAATGGCACACCGCCCACCACCCTTAATGTGTGCCGCCTGCTACCGTATTGGCAACGCACAATCTTCTATAAAACCTTAGCAAATGGAAATATCCCGACAAATAAACTGTCTCTATCTCTCCAAGTTCTGTTGATACCATTTTCATTGTAGCTTGCCATAAATGCTTCACCTGCCTGTGAATGGTCATAGACAACCAGATTAACAATAACGCTCTCAAATTTCTTCAAATCCTCGGTTATCATTTCATCTGTGTAGCTGTCGGGGTAATTTCTTCTTGCCTTTACATCTTCTGTAGCCTGCTTAATAAGCTGTTCGATTATCGGATTATCTTCTTTGTTATCGAACACTACCACATCAGATGTTGTTTCATCATCATTTGTGACTGTATCAATATGAAATTGTTTAAGTCTGATTTTTACTTGCTCTAATGTGGTGTATTCTGCCATAGTTCAAACCCTTTCTAAAGCTCTACATTTTCCATTACTGCTCTTGCTTCAAGAACTGCAATATAATCTGTCATTGCTTTAATCTGCATATTATATGTACTTCTAGGGCAAGTTGGAGTAAATGTAAGTTCATTGTTATCCCACTTATCAAGCATATTTTTTAGTTTCTTATAGCGAATGACTACTTGCTGATACTCTGCTTTAAATCTCTCTTTGTAATCAGCACTATTCATCATCTCTACTGTATCTTTTAATTCCATAGCCTAGCTCCTATAATCCTAATTTCTCAATTAACAGCTTCTTTAATTCTGCTCCTGTAAGTTCTTCTGCATTGTCTATACCCTGTTCTGTGGCAAATGCCTGCAAATCAGATGTAGACATACGATTAATGGTTGTCTTGCTATAGTCAAAAGAAGCCCCAGAATTGTTATTTTCTGGAACCTCTTCGCCTGCGTTATACCATTTACCATTGTGAATTACTATATATGGATATATCATAATTGCACCCCCTACTCTTCGCTATGAACCTCATACACGAATGTGCTATCCATATTCTCATATGACGGAAGAACAACCTCGGAAGCAAATGTTGACATCTTCATAGGTGGTCCGTACTCTGTCTTTGTAGCGACTGTGATACCTGTGCCGTATACTGTTGCATCTACATCAGCTACCTGTCTTGCTGTTCTTTCTTCTGGTGTAGTACCGAACCAAGTATTACCAAGATTGCCCTCTGGAAGAAGTGTAACCTTATTATCTGGATAGAAATACTGCTCCTTACCATCATCATCAATGTACATCTTGTCGTAAAGTACGATAGTGAGTTTTGTTCTTTTCTGCACTACTGAAACAACAGTATCATCATCGACCTCAATAGTTGCTGTAAGATTCTGTGCAAGAATTGAATTTCTTATCTGTGCATTGTCAAGCAGATACTGAAATGTATTGCTGTTCATAAGTGCATATTTGGCAATCTTGCCCTGCTTCTGTAACTTCTTTCTTGCGTTGTTAAGGTCTGTAAGTGGCTTTGAATTAGCCGTGTCACTCCACATACTTGTTCCGGTTAACTTTGCGTAATGGTCTTTTGCGTATGAGCCGTCTTTGTCATAATCATAGGCATACTGAACGCCATCACTCACGATAGCAATTACTGGGTGTCCTGCATTTGTTGCAAGAAGTGACATTCTCATACGCTCTGGTACAACTTCTGCACCGCTTACAAGATTATTTGTATCGTCATACACGCTTGATAAAGCACTAGCAAGATATGGGTCGTCCGCAGACTGAATACGCTCAATTTCAAGCATTTCCTCTTCGCCAACTGTCATTCCCTCACGGAAAAATGCCATCTGTGTTTTTTCTTTGCTTAATCCCTCTCTGGCTCTAAGTGTTGGGATTGTGTCAAAGTTAGATGGTGCAAGTGATATTGGAAGTCCTTTGTGCGTCTTAATCCAGCTTAAATCAAGCCCCTGCTTCTTTCTTTCTGGAAACCACTGTAAGCCAAGATAAGGGATCTGATTGCTAGCGTTTTCTGTTGCTGATAATGCAATAGACTTGCTGTCTAATACTTCATTAATTAACATCTGTTTACCTCCTGTTATTATTCAAATACAATCATTGGAAGAGCTGTCTTAACCGCCTCTTCATATGTAATGCCAGAATGTGTTTCTGCCACCTTTGTATTAAGATATGCTTTTTTAAGCAATACTCCCTGTGGTCTGTCCTCTGTTACATCGAACCTTAAAATGCCTACTACTGTGGCTGTATTGTCAGCCTTGCCGGTTGCTCCGATTGGAGTGCCTGCTTTGACAATCTTCTTACCCTGTGCATTTTTAGTTGTCACGCCGTCAAAATCAAGTGTTAATGGGATTGCTTCATTAGGCTCTCTCTTTAAAATCTGAACATCTCCTGCATATGAAGTTTCTTCATACTGCATATTCATTTCCTTTGCCATTTCCTACCTCCTGTTATTACTGAATGTAATGTGATAAAACGTCATTGTTCTTAGGCGCATTAGATATAAGGCTTTCTGCTATCTTTTCAGCATTTGTCTTATTGTCTGCACCGCCTTTATTACTGCCACCGCCCGGAATATCCTGATGTTTTGCAATCTCCTGTTCCTTAGCCTGTGCTGCAGCTGTTTCTTTCTCGGACATAATCTTGCCAAGTTCGGTATAATCAAGGCTTCCATCATCTTTAACAACTGTCTTTGCCTGTTCAGCAGTAATTTTGAAATTAGTCATGGCTGCTTCCCTCTGGTCTCTGATAGCGTTAGATTTCTGTAAATCGGCTATCTGCTGATTAGCTGTATCTAGGGCTTTATTTGCCTTTTCAAGCTCTGTCAGATTGCCAGCCTGTATTTCATCAAGCTGCTTCTGTAAGTCATCTGCTGTGTCAGCCTTAGCCTTGTACTGCTTTGCCTTGTTTTTCTCGGTAGCAACTTCTGAATTGTTCTGATTAAGAAGATTTGTAATCTGTTCATCTGTTGCTTCTGGAAAAAGTTTTAATACATCTTCTCTTGTCATAATTACCTCCGTTAAACACACGCTTTTGTTACCGCAGGTCGCTCCTGCTGTGTCTTCTGCTATTTACCGCATAGCTGCAAAATGTATAAAATAAAAGCAGCTACCAATTATTCGATAACTGCCTTATTTTGCTGATTATTATTAAGTTGATTAACTATCTCCTGTGCTTTCTTTTCTTGCTCTTGTGCATTTTCAATAGTCTTGTATATATTGTCCAGATATGGCTTTGATAGCAAGAATGTCTTTTCTGCATCCCCCCATAAGCCTACTGTCTTAATCGCTATGAGCGGATGTATTCCACTTTGAAGCAGTACTGTAAGTGTCTGTGCCTTAGTGTACATATTGTCTTGCGGACTGTGATTTATTTGTATGTCAAAATCTCTAACTGATAGTTTTAAATCTTCTCCTGCAAGTCTTAATATATTAAGAACCGCTACAGCTAATCGCTTTTCACACGATTTAACAATAGGGTCTTTCAGTTTTGCCCTTGTCTTTGAAAAATCCCATCCGTTTCTTAACTCAACCGCTCCTTGAGTATCTCCGCCTGTGTTACCCTGTTTGTTTGGTATAGCTAATATAGATAATGTGTTATCCCACAAATCTTCTTTAGCAACTTGGCATTGTGTCTGATTAAGCTCTTGTGTCATAATTTCGACATCCGACTTATTGTCCTTATTGATGGACTTAACTGTAAGAGCATGGTTCATTTTCATTTTTGCAAATGTCTCTTCATCCACTTCACAATTAACAAACTTAACCCAATACTCAACAAACTGCTGTATGCTATCCATTCTGTTAGACTGCATATTATTAATAGCATCCAACATGCCTATAACAAGCTCAATATCAGATATTCTTTCGTGATTATTAGGAAACTCAACAATAGGAATTTCGCCGTATGTATGTAGCTTTGCTTCAACTACTTTGCTATCAATAATTCTGAATGACATAGTGTCGGAAAATGCCATTTTATACCAATTTCCATCCTCGTCTTTAAGTTCTTGCACAACAAGCATAGGTTCTTCTGTGCTTTCATTGTAAACAACGTAAGTATTCATTGGTGTAGGTGCTACAATTCTAAACGGCACATCGCCATTTTTAGGTTGAACCGCTTTGAATGATGTGCCTGTTGCCGACTGCCACTCTCCAGCTTTAATATCTTTCTCCTGCTTATTGGCATCTGCCATAAAATCATTAAGCGTATCAACAGCTTTATTGATAGCTTCATCATCTTTGCGGCTAATAAACTGAATTGGCTCGCCATACGTCTGTCCTACTTTGAATTGAACAATTTCATATGCGTGGTTTTCTACAATCTTATTTGTAATATCCTCGTTAGTTAGCTTATGTCTATATAATATTGGTTGGTCGCCCTTGTAGTAATGCCACAGATACTTAATAACTGGCTTATTCCAATTAAATACACCTATAGTACTTCCAATAACCTTAACAACATTGTTAGCAGTTATTGTATCTACATTCGTGTATGCAATTTTTCTACCATAACAACCTCTAACAAGGTCTTGAAAATACATTGTGTTCATATCTTGCTCCTAATAAAATGTCATACCACTTGAACTTCTGCTATCCGGTATTTCTTTAATTTGAAAATTATCATCATCGTTCGGCACATACCAAATCCATTTACCGCAATGTTTGCAAGCTAGTTTGTGTGTGCGTGGGTCTTTCTTATCTGCCTTAGTTAAAAACTTATGGCAGTTCGGACACATAATTGACTTGTTTTTATTCATATAAAATTTCATATATTACCTCTTTGCATAACAAAAGCACCGCCACAATTAAGTAACGGTGCTTTTGATAAGGAATGTGTTTATGAAGAAACATCTTTGTGACTTCTTACAGATATACTATACCACGCCGGCAATGTGACATTCTATGACATCTTTTACAGATATTCACTCCCATATTTGTCTTCAAAGGCTTGCAGGGCTTTAGCATGTATTCTGTGTACTTGCCGCCAGCACCAGTCTGTTTCATTTGCAATTTTTTCAAATGTAAACTTTCTGACATATCTTAGAAACAATACTGTGTAATAATCTTCGTTGTTTATCTGCTCTATCTGCTCTATTATTTTGTTCTTTACATCAATGTATTTATCTATAAGCTTATCAAGGTTTTCTTCCATTTGCTCAAGTCTGACATATCCGCAGCCTGTTTTGTCTGGATCTGATGATGACATAACTCTTTCTTCATTAACAACCGCTGATATGCTGTATGATAATTCTTTATACTGTGTTATTTCTATCAATTTATTATCAATTATCTTGTTGTAATAACTTATCTGATTCAGATAGTCCTTAGTTGTCATAATAGATTAATACCTCCTAAATGGATTTATAGCAGCTTCAACCTTTGCTACTCTATTACCCTGTGTCATTCTCAATGCAAAATTTGAAAATACATCTGGAACATCATCAAGCTGTTTCTTCCCTGATACTGAATACTGTTTTAGCAACGACATCATTATTCCATATGGTTCATTAGGTTTGTAAAGTGATGAGTCTTTAAAAATAATGTGTTGCAAAATCCAGTTAGAACATTGAAAAATTCTTGCCTCTTTGTTTGTTTCTGTAGGCGTATCTGTAATATTACATATCCAACCTACACTCTCAACACGCTTATTAACTTCCATTGCAACCCTATCTCCACCGGCGTTACGCTCAAATTCGCACTCTTGCACTTTGTTATTTACAAGTACACCTGCAGCATTTCTGTATTGTTCTTCATAATCTGCTGTGTTATCACATACGCAATCAACACAGTAATAATCTTCTCCATATTTCTGCAATACAGGCAACACGAAATAATCCGTGCCTTTGCCCTTAGTGTCGCATTGAGCTGTAATAATTTCTGGTTCTCCGTGTGGTAGATTAAGGTATCTGCGGATTTTATCGTCCGGGAATAATAAGCCCTCACGTTCTATAGGGTCTTGTTTATACAGGCAGCGATATGAGATTTCATCCATAAGTAGCTGAATATCTTCAAAATCCTTTACTGTATAGCCACCAAATTCAAAGTCAAAATTACTTTCTCCTGTTACTGGGTCTACATCAGGCACGGATATTACTTTAACTCGTTTGTTTCCCTCATAAGCTTGTATAATACGTCCTATTACGTCTCTAACGCTCCACCTTGTAGCAATATGTATTTCTTTACATGGGCTTCCATCCTCGTCCGGTATCTTTCTTTGTCGTGCATCTACTGCATATTTATCCCACAATTTATCAAGATAGGTTGGGTTTAGTGCTTCTTCAATGCCGCCTATCATATCATCAACTAGCAGAAATTTATTGGCTCTGACTTTACCGGCATTTTTACTGCCGACGGATGTACATTGTACAGATTGAAATGGCTTATATTTTCCTACGTTAAACTGTTCAAGTTTTGCATTTGTACTTGTTACTTCAAGTCCAGGAAACACTTCTCCCCATGTATACTCGTCAGCGTTTGTGACAATATCGTATACTCCATCATAATACATTCGTGTAATGTCTCCGCTGTGTGAATAAAAAAGGTTATATCCGTTTGAGTACCAACCTATAACCGCAGAATGGAAAAACTTTTCGATTGTGGTTTTTCCTGTTCCGGGTGGGAGAGAAATACATAAAATATCATATTTATCATCAATCATGCCTTGTAATGCTTCTATTAAGCCTATTTTGATAAACTGTTTTCTTCTCGGCATATAGAATCTTTCTTTAGGTTCACGTTTCTTTTCTATGTATCTAAAAAAACTGTCAACAACCTTGTTTTGTGCTTCAATCAGTAAAATATCGTAAAACCAATTAATCAGCTCATATTCCGTTTTATTTGCAAACGCATACTTTTCTAAATCCCAAATTGTACCGCCTGTCTTGTCCTTGCAGAAACGCTCTATAAGCTCTTTTGCCCTTTCTGTAAGTTGTAGTCCATACTCAATATCTTTCTCGCCGTTTATGGCTACACTGCAAGCGTCTACATAGGCATTAATTACCTGTTCATCAATTCCATTTTTCTTTATGTAATTTTCATATCCATTAACTGTGGAAATAAGGCTCTGACTAGCCATAAGAAAAGCACCTCCGCCTTTTAGCAGAAGTGCCTATAGACCTCTGCCTATAATTGTTTTAGGGTAGCGACTACAATCAATCTGTAGTCGGTAAAATGCGTAATCAGTAGTAAAAGCTATTCTTAGCACACCAATATTGTACGCACCTCTTAGCGTTTTGGAAATTATTTAAAGACTATTTTCTTGGTCTGAATTGTTATTTATTTTATATCCGCAATGCTTTCTACAAAGCAGTTATAATAGATATATCTCTTGCCATTGAAATCAAATTTGACATATCCTCCATCATTTGTATCAATATCAATCTTGCCCTCATATGTTGCAAGTTCTTTACCATCTGCCGTGTATACAGTAATTGTTCTCTGCATACCACCATTTACATCACTTTTCATATCTGTTATCATTCTGTCCCATGACGCACATCCAGTCATTCCAAAACACAATGTTAATCCTAATACAATTGCTATAATTTTCTTCTTCATAAAAGTTCCTTTCTGCTGATAATCAGCAATTAAACATTTACTAATTCATCTACATGCCTTGTCATTTCAATTTTTGTTCCATTTTCATCTCTTGTACTAATATAAACACATTTATCATCATGGCTTATCACATTTACAAGTCTAATTTCTGTTTCATTATCTTTAAATCTGTAACACTCCCGCATTTTCTCAATGCAGTTATTCATTTCTGATATTTTCATAACTTTGCTCCTTAAATCCTTGCAACTATGTGTTCTTTTGAAAATTCTTTTTTATCTTCGTCGTAGATAGCCGAACCATTTTTATCAGTTTTCAGTTTATCGAATTCGCAAGTAATCTTTATACCATCTTTGTTACTGCATTCTGCATGATAATCAATAACACATGCTTTCTTCTGCCATTTCCCATTCGCATAAATCTTTGTGTAACCGCCAGCTCTTGTTTTAATGATTATTTTACTTCTTGTTTTCTTCATTTATGCACAACACCTTTCTTGAAGCTTCGGCACATTCTGTTCTCTTTTCACCATTTGTGCATTTATTATCTTTGTTGTATCGGCAAGTAGTTAAGTTGCAATCATTCATTTTTAACGCACCCCATTCTGCCAACTATATAATGATTTCTTGTATCGCAAACTGTCCTACAATCAATAACATTGCCCTTATCGAGGCAAATCTCAAGATGCTCACATTTATCGCACTTTGTATCTTTCTCTTTATATTTCTTCGGCTTGTATTCTTTAAAATCCTCACACCCATAGTCTAGGCTTGTGTCATTTCCTTTGCTACAAGTATAAATGGGATATTCTTCTCCTATTTCTTCATCGAAAATATAATCTTCTTCGCTGAATTTGCATTTTGAACAATCATTCATTCCTCATAAACCTCTCAAAATCTTTTCTGCACTTAGGGCATAAATCAAAGGCATTTAACTTTTCATAAGCATATTTTCTAACTAAAAGTCCGCTTATTCTATAAACCTTTTTCAGAAACATGTTTCTTTCATTTTCGTTTATTTCTGCACCGCACCTGTCGCAAGTGTGCCATTCTTTTTGATGTTTCATTCTTACACCGCCTTTTAAGCCAACCCTAGCATACATAAAATATCAAGTCTCGATATTCTCTCCGCACCCTCTCTTGTGTGCATAAGAATTTCTTTAAGTTTTTCATTTTCTGTGTTGCTGTATTTATTTCTATCATACGCTCCCGAAAAACAATAATATTTGCAATATCCATAGCCTGTACCAAGCATATTTCCATGAATACTTTTGCCGACAATATCGTAATATTTTGGCACTATTAAAATATTGTGTTCTTCATCTAGGGTACATTCCTTTTGTACTGCTTTCAGCCTTGATTGAAGAAGTTTCAGAAAACTTCGTATATCATGTTCTGATTTTGAAATATATAAAATAGTTTCATTCATTCTTCCACCAACTTTCTACCGCACATAGGACAGAATTCAATATTGAAATATCCCATAGCTGCTGTGTGTGCAATAATAACAATACTCGGCTTATCGTCTCCTGTATTCTTCAAAATCTGTGCTTCCGTCAAATTTGTTTCATTTGCACATTTATGAATTTTTATGTCTGCTCCGCAAATTGTATTTTTGTCATGCCAGTTTTTGCAAAATTCACACATGCGCACACCTCAAATTCTCGTAAAAATGTCTAAATCATAATTATCTCTGATATAGTCAACGACTTCCTGTAATTTGCTTTTCACAAATTCATCATTGGCAATATCCGGGTGTGCGTAAAACATGCAACTGTCTTTCTTCCCGTCTGCTTTATATTTACGATAGTTAAATGTCATCATAAACAATGGTATTCTTGTTAAATTCTTTGTCTTGCATCTTATCCAGCGATTAACAATTCTCTTAATCATCATTCTTCCCCCCATAAATTATCTGGTAATTCTTCGCCGCCATATATCTTGTTGGCGTATTTAAGGAATGTTGGTTTGCTACAGCCTGCTACTTTTGCCGCTTTTACCTGTGAAGCCTGTCCAGATATGTATAAGTTAATTGCTTCATAAAACTTATCTTTGTTTAGTGGGTGTACGCCCATAGCCATAATAATCACTCCTTACTTTGATTTTCAACTTGATGATTATATTTTCTTACATCACTACGCATTTTAGATGGCATATTCTTATAACCTGTATTTTGAAGTTCTGCTTTGAAAGCGTTAAAATCATCATCATTTTTAACAAATATACTGACATATTTATCAATCTGCGGTCTTGTCATAAGTACACCATTTTCAGTAAATACCTTTTTGATGTAGTTTGTATAATAACAATACCCTTTGACTTTTTCGTGGTATAACCCCCAAAAATAATCAGCATTTTCTTTTGTTTCAAACTTTGCCCTAATCTCATTGTTAGAAATGTGATTGTAACAATGTCTGCACAATGTAATTAAATTGCTCTCTCTATCATCACCGCACATTGAAGCTGTTCTTATATGTGCCATTACCAATGCCCGGTGTTCTCTGCTGTTCTTTCCGCAATATCTGCAAGTATAATTATCTCTTTCAAAAATCTTGGTCTGTAAATCTTTATATGAACTCATAATGAATACCTCCTACAATTCCTTACTTTCACACCAACTACTCTTACAAGCGTGATTCATAATGTTGATTAAAACCTTTTCAGAAGAAAAATGAACTAAGCTGTAATCGCATTTTGCCGAAAACTTTGTATTGAAATATTCATCAACTAACATCTTGTAGTCTGTATTATCGTCCATATCACTTATAGCTGCGTAATAGGTATCTGTATATCCGTCACGCTCTATGTCGGTTTCTTTTGTTAAATTATCTACTACTCTTGATAAAACTTTATCTGTTAATGGGTAGTGATATTCTCCAGTACATTCTCCGTGTTTATCTAAAAAGTATTTAAAGAATGCTTCTGTATTTTCTTTGAGCGTTTTATCATTAGTCCAATCGTAAGCTATCTTGCCAGCTCTACTTATCATTCTTTCCTCGGCAACTTCCCAATCACTTTGAGAGTATTCGCTTATCGGCTTAAACTCTTTCGCTTTTTTATCTTTGGGTAAAAAAGAATTACATTGTTCTCTGTTAAGAGAATTACACTCTGTACTATTTGATTTGTAATCTTTGTTTAAGTAATCTATGTTAGTACTCTTTGGTATTGCTTCGTCACTAGCTTGTGTTTGATTTTTCATTGGCTCATTATTGATTACGCACTCGTGCGTAATGGTTTTTTCATTTTCTGGAATTTCAATTTTATAATCGCTTAATGGATAGCCATTCTTTTTAAGGTCTTTTGCAATATTTACAAGATTTACCCTATATTGTAATGTTCTATCCCACTTATACTTAGGGTTATTTCGTTTTGAGATATAACCCATATTCACCAAATCGCTGATATATCTTCTTATCTGGCTTGCAGATAAACCTAACATAACCTCATCAGCTAATTCCTCGGCGGTTTTATATATCCAACCATAAAAAAGCTCTCTTTCTTCTTCTCCATTGTTCTTCGCAATCTCATTTTCTTTCTTGATAAACTTATCGGCATCTGAAACTCTTTCAGACCAATAGATAAACTGATTGAGAATGATTGCTTTTCTATAATCGTTTGTTATTGATAATAAATCTTCTCTAATTACTGCTTTTTTAATTTTTATGTCTGCCATATTTTACCTCCTACGATAGATAACCCTACGATTTATATAAAAACAGTTACCAGGAGTTCGTAGGTTACTCTTTTCGTGTTGCAATCACTAGGCAACTGATTTTACCAAATTAAATTAAAATACTTTTTTCTTCCATTCTTCTTTATTTTTAACCCCATTACTTGTTTCTTTCACAAAAGTAAACATTTTATTAAAATCTTCTGCGTTTATATAAATGCTCCCATTGAAAATATAAGTTTTCAATCCAAGTTTTGTCACAAGCTTTCTTACATCATACACATTAAAGCTGTGAATATTCGTTTGACTTTTGATTATTGTTTTTATTCTAGTGTATGAATAATCACTATTTCCGGATTTCTTGTTATATTTCGGCTTATATTTTTTGATAAATTCTGTTTCTTTATCATCCAATTCACTTTCTTTACAATTAATAATTGCTATTTTGGTGAATTTTTTATCTTTATGTGAATATGGTCTTGCTAATCCTATTTTAGATTGTCCAACATAAACAACCTCGTCCTCATCCATAAGAAAATAGATTATAGGGCTTTGAACATTAGGAAGTATTCTTGAATTTTCATTTTCTGCAAAATTCATAATATTATTACCTGCCTTTCTGATAACTGCCTTATTAACAAAACAACAAACAGGCACTAAGGCTTGTGCTTTTCGGTAGCTAACCTAGTTTGTTGTAATCGGATAGACAGGACTTGAACCTGTGACTACTTGAATAAATCAAGCGTTACTCCCAACTGAACTACTATCCGTAAAAACAGCAGTAGTAGTGTTACCACTGCTTTTAAAATTGCTTTTGCCACTACATTGTACAATTTCATGCGGACTTTCTACCGCTTACGGCAAGGTCCACCCCTGTCGTAAGTTAACGCCGACATCGTGAATCGAACACGAACAACATTTCTGTTGGATAGCTTAGCAAGCTACTGGAATACCTTTATCCCATATCGGCTTAAATAAAAAGACTAGCACAGAGAGATTAAACAATTCACATTTATAAATTACTTTGGAAGTCATTTATGCGCTTAAAAATGTTTTGAGGGGATATAAAGTGCTAGTCTTTAATGGCAGTATAGGGTATGAGCCTATAACAGGTCGTCGCAAAGCTGGATGTATCATTCTACCCGTGCAGTTGGGTTGTTCAAAGAAAGTGGCTTCGCTCGCTGTCTATCCCTTATGGATAACTGCCTAATTATGAGATCATTATTACGTGTTGTTTACACGTAAAACCTCACGGACTTTCTGGCAGTCCTTAACAGCTCTTGCTATGAGGTGAAAGGAGAACTTAATGTTGGTAAGTCAATAAGTCCTGTGAAGATACAAGTGTAATTAAATGCTTGTAACTACCCCTATCAGAATCGAACTGATGATGTAAGAATCAAAATCTTATGCCTTAACCGCTTGGCTAAGGGGCAATTAAGCTACTCTTTATCTTCAAAGAGTGCTGCAATATCATTTGTACTATCAATCTGTTCTACAAAGTTATCTGTGCCGTTAGGATGTGTATCTGGATTACCATTGCAATTTTTGCAAGGCGTTTCAAACCACATTTTAAATTTATATAAGCAATTACAGCAATCTTCCTCTGGTTTAAGCATTAGACATCACCTGCCTGTCTATGATTAGCTCTGTAAGAATCAAAGCCATTCGGATAACGCGCTATAAGCTTATCTATATTTGTCTGCATTACATCATCAAGATTAAAGCCACAAGCTTCACAAATCATAGCAATGTACCACATTACATCGCCACACTCTTTCTTGAGGTGTTCTAGGTCTATGCCTTTTTCGTGGAATATGCCCTTTTTAACAAGGTCTGATACTTCGCCAGCTTCACCAGTTAGCCCTAAGACACCATTAAGAAGTCCTGCTATGTCATTTATGTTGCTACACTTAGCATTGTTTTCTGTTAGAGGACTAAGTGGAAGCTTGCCAGTTAATTCAGTACTTAATCTATGATAAGCCATTTTATCGTTAGTACGCATAGCCAATTTTTGGTATTCATTGCCCTGCATTTATAACTCCTAACTCTTTTTTATTTTTTAAAAATTTTTGGAAATAGCCCGATTGAGTAATCGGTATCTGATGTGTGTTTGCAAAATCTTTAGAATTAAATTAACTGTGTTTATTATACACCTATTTATAGGATTTGTACAGTAATTATTGACTAAATTATATAGGTTTTATTAAGACTATATTAATAAATATATTAATTATTGTATATGGGTTAATAAGTTATTAATTATTGGGTATCCCGCGGTAAAACGGATGATCGAATTCTACCATTATGATTAC